AGTCCCAAAGCTCGCTGACATGACCGTGCGTGAGTACTTCATGGCGCATGCGCCGGAAATGCCTCAGTCCTGGTTTAAGCCTGTAGTAGCGCCGGAACCTGCTGGGCTGCCTTCGGTACAAGAAGCGCCTACACACCTGCGGCCTGAGCTGAATAAGTGGTCACTCGACGACCAGGCGCCACCGTCATCCGAGGGTATCGCCTGGGTTGAGGAATGGCACCGCCGTGAAAAGGAGCTTACTGCGTGGAAAACGGAACGGAGCAAACAGGCCCTTGTGCAATGGCCGGCCGCCTGGGCTGACGCTGTCATGGCGGCCGGCAAGTAAGCGCCCGCCATGCTTTAAACAAGCCCCCTTGATTGGGGGTTTGTCGGTACCGGGATTGCTCCCGGCTCTCACAAGGATCATCAAATGCCAGATAAACCAGACATAGGCGTGATCGACCTCAAGGGCTCTGCTCTTGTGTTCACGCCCCACGGCGACACTGCCGTGTACAAAGTTGAGCTGTCCGTTGTAGCAGCAGGGGGCGACTACATTGGCATCGAGCGCTTCGCCAATGGAATCTGGGGTTCCTTTGCCATGTTGCGCGTCGAGTACCACCACCTGATGGGCTGGGTTGAGTTCAATGCTCAGCGCCTCGCACCCGAGGACTACCAATGGTGGAAGGCACGCCTTGCGCCGCCTATTGAAGGTACCCAGGCCGAGCGTGTAGGTCGCCTTGTGTCGAAGATCAAAGGCAAGTTCGGCGTATCACAAGGCGACGTAGCCGATCGCGTTGGCCTGAATCGCGTGACTCTCAGCGAATACTGCCAGGGCCGGGGTAAAGGCTCAGGTGTCACCCTGGAACTGGCCCTGGAAGCGCTGCTGGCGCGCAACGTGTTCGCTTCGTCCGAAGGTGGCCAGCAATGACCGCCACCCAACAGCCGGACTACAGCGCCCAGATAGCGGCCGTGGTCGATGCCAAGCTGCTCGAGCTGGCCACCATCCCAGTAGGCGTTCTGTCGGGTCGGCGCCTGGAGCTGGGAGGCGACAAAGCCAAAGCAGGGGACTACCTGCGCCGCGCGATGATTGACGTGGGCGAACGGGTAGGGCTGCACTTCCTTGAAATGACGCCAGTGATTGCGCTCGAGCAGTTCTGCATCACGGCCGCGCTCAAGGATCACGACGTGGCGGGCCTGCTCAAGAGCCTGATCAACAGCTTCATGGTCGGCTACTTGACACCAGAAACCAGCGATCGGGCGTTCGCGCACCTGGAGGGGCTTGAAGATATCCGCACCAGGGTCGCCACGCACCGCGCAAAGCAAACACTACAAGCGCTGGCGGAACTTCCGATCAGCGCTGCACCCACGCAGCACTAAGGGTACATATGAACGCCTCACCAAAACTGATTGATATCCCAGGATCTGTACTTGCCCAACTGGATCAGGAAACGCGCGAAGACGTACGCCAGCGCCTGATTGATGAAGTCATGGAGCAGCACCAGGTGGTTTCTTCCGCCTGGAGTTTGATTGACGGGCCGTTCGCCGGTGAAGACTCGATACACGAACATGGCCGTCTGCTGCACGAGTTTCAAAACATGATAGGTCGCGTGGTCCACCTGCCGGATTCGGTTGAGGGGCTGCGTTTTCTTGAGAAGTGGTACACAAGCCGCATTGAGCAGCTCCGAGCAGTCAAGGACGCGATTAGGCCCGGTGTGGTGATTCGCTTAGAGAATGATGGGACTGAATCGACAGAGTTTGAGCTGAACGAGGACATGGCCAAGGGGATGCGTGTTGCCCTGACGCTGGTGCAGTCGCTGTTCGTGAAATTCCCGGTGGGAATGGAGCTGACGCCTGCACCGTATGCCCCGGACAGCGATGAAGGTGGTGTGTGAATTACGTGGTTTCACACGCCCTTTTCCGGTGGTTTTCAGTTTTAAAGTTTTAAAACAGTTTTATATATAGTTTTGGGCATTGTGAATAACTCCTGCAAGCCGCGACCTGTCTGGGGTGTAGGGGTCTAATAACCCTGTGGACAGGTGGGTAAAGTACAAAGGAGGGTGGGTAAAGTACAAGATCGGGTGGGTTAAATACAGGTTCTGGTGGGTAATGTACAAACTCGACCCCATGCGGGTGGGTAAAGTACAAGAAAACAGGCCTCAGAGCGCATTGGTGCCCCTGTGTCATCGCCTGAGGCCAACATTTACGGGTGTTTTGACTGTCTGAGACGGCAATTCTTGTATTTTACCCACCCTCAGCATACAGCCACCGAATTCACAGCGACCCAACACCCCATGATCGATGCGCAGCATGCACAAAGGACAGAACATGGTTAAGCCAACCGACAAAGATCAGACCGCCAAGGCCAAGCGGTTGACTACGATCGCATCCCGTAAAAAGCCTGCCGCACCAGCCCAAGACCTATTCTCGGCGGCCGCGCCAGCTACGTCCGCGCGCAAGACTGCTGCGAAGACGCCGAAAGCTACGCCGGCACGGAAGTCGAGCCCAATACAGCCAGACTTTTTTATCCCTATGCTTTACGACGTTGGCGCCCGCGACAGCCGGGGCGTGATGGACGTTGCTGTGTTCCGCCTGTCCAAAAACGAAAGTCGCGCCAACTCGGTGATTCGCTATGAGCTGCCTGACGGGCATGTGCAGGTTTCTTCGGGCGTGTACGGGATGGCATCTGTGTGGGACTACGACATAGTGCTGATGGCTGTCTCTCACCTGACCGAGGCCATGAATCAGTATCGTGCCGGCAAAGGCGACAAGCCTGGCCAGGTATTTCGGCCCCACATCGGCGACGTGCTGACGTTCTGTGAAAAGAACGTGGGCGGTAACCAAAAGGACAGCGTGGTAGACGCCCTGATGCGCTTGAGCACTACGCATGTGAGCATTGAGCGCACACGAAGCGTAGGTGACCAGCCCATCACCATCACCGAGGGCGAGAACCTGATAGGTCCGTTCAAGGTGGTCAGCAGTCCCAAAGGCAAGCAGGTTGAGTTTGTCGAAATCAAGATCGCTGATTGGATGTATGAGGAAATCACCCAGGGGCATAAGCCTGACGTGCTGACCGTGCACCCTGACTATTTCAAGATCAGCCAGGGCGTGGCCAGATTCGTCTACAGACTGGCGCGCAAGGCAGCCGGCAAGGATATGGCCGTATGGGGGTTTAAAACGCTCTACGAGCGTAGTGGGAGCATGGGACCATTTAAGGAGTTCTCCCGCATACTGCGTAAGGTGATCCAGGCTAATGACCTGCCCGAATACGATTTGACAGAGGAAGAAGGTCAGATGGGTCCGGTACTGCGCATGGTGCATCGATCGGTTGCCGAGCAGTGGGCACTCCCGAAGGATTGACGCGCTAGGCACATGTGCCTATCTTGCTGTCCTAGGCACATGTGCCTAGTCCTTAATGATAGCGAGTGTCATGGATAATCGAGCGCGTTTCCTACAGCTGTTAGCACTTCACGCAATACCTCAAACGAGCAATTCCAAAGTGAGTGCCGCCAAGATAATCGCGGCAGTCACCGGCGTTCCCTGTTCCGATCGTACCGTTCGATCATGGTTGAATGATCCAGCCAAGAGCAGCTCCCGCCCATGCCCTGACTGGGCGTTGGCTGCTCTGACCAAAGGGATCGCATTCATGCAGCGAGCAGTAGGGTCGCCTGCACAACCCCCAGCAGCTGAACTTCCCGGGCCGATAGCGCAAACCCTCACCTAAATCCCGGGCCGGCCACCTTCAAACTCTCCCCATTGGCCAGATGCTGGCGCCAGCGGGGGGAAACAGACGTGATCGAGGTATCAAGGTTCTATCGAGAGGTGCGCCTGTTCGCAACGACAGAGCCATCGTATTCGAGTGCGCGCCAGGTGGTGCGAACCTTCCCCACCGAACGCTATGACCTGAGCCTGGTGGCGCGGCGTGTGTACGGTGATCCCACCGAGACGCTGGCCATCATGGCGGCTGCAGGCCTTCCCAACGTCGACGCCGAGCTGATCGAGCAGAACCTGGTGCTGCCCAGCATTGAGCACCTGCGCTACCTCAGCAGAAGTGTGGCCTGAGCACTGAATCGCGGAAGGTGCGCTGATGGCTGACGAATCCGAAAAGATCGACCCGCGCGCCGCGGTCATTCAGAGCGCCAACCAGGCCGGCCAGCAAGCTAAGAACAAGTTCACCTATGACCTGAACCGCCGACTGGCTGACCAGGACAAGATCCTGACAGCCGACGACATGTCGGGCCTGTACGATCCGAGCCGGCGCCTGTTCACCACGATCGACGGTAGCCCGCGCCTGCTGACGCTTGACGACATCGCCGCGTTCAAAGCCGCAGTGAAGGACGTACAGCGCAGGCACGGCCTGCAAAAGGACGGTAAGGGCGTTAATGGCGGCATCCTCCCCAGGCAAGTGATTGACTTGTCGCGGGCGCAGGACCGCAAGCGGGCTGAAAAAGAAATCCACTTTGCGGTACCGGTGCAGAACCGCGCAGGCCTGGTGCATTTCCAGACCAACGCCGGCCCGAATAACGGCGCCGTCCGCCACCACGTCATGGTCCAGTTCCTTGGCTACGATAGCGCTCTTGCAGGCGGCGACTCGGCTAAGGCCGCTGCTACCACCATGATGCGCAGCAAGATCCGCTTTGACTGCGACTGTGGGCGTCATACGTTCTGGTATCGCTACATTGCCACGATCGGCAATTTCAACTACGGCCGGGCTGAGGATGGTTTCCCCAGGGTGCGAAACCCGACCATGTACGGTGTGGGCTGTAAACACGTATTGCGGGTCATGCAGGTGATCACCCACGGGCCGACGTTCCTCAACTTCGCCACCACCCGCATGATCGAGAACGGCCGTAAGACGCTGAGCAACAAGCGCCAGATCAATCCTGTGGCTGAGCAACGCAAGTTCGTGGAGGCGGCATCCAAGGTGCGCAGCCGTGACCGCAAGCTGACGACATCAGCAGAGCGCCGGGAAACGCGCGCCGGCACGCCCAAAGCGATGGCGGCCGCCGCGGCACGGATCAAAGCCGCCAACGAGTCGTTGAAGAAAACCCATGCCGCAAAGGTGAATAAACCGGTGGATGAAGCCAAGAAAATCAAAGTACTGATGGGGCTCGGGTATAGCCGTGACGCCGCATTGGCCGCTATTGCTGCCGCAGACAAGGCGCAGGGGTAAGACATGCTCAACAATGTAGCGATCGCCGTAAACCGCGCAAACCGCCAGCGCACCCTACGCGAACCCAATAGCCTGGAGTGCGTGCTGTTCTCCAAGGTGGTGGAGCGCAGCAACGCCACCCCCGATCCGGATGACCTCGAAGACGAGCCCGGCACACTGGGCGGCGCCGGCGTGATGTCGGACGAAGACGAAGTGAATTACAAGTGGGTGATGGCCTGTGACGCGGTGATCCACTTTTCCCAAGGGTATGTCGCGCCCCTGGGCAACACTGCAGACAGTGGCGGCTATCAGGACTATTCCGAGGGCGTGGTAGAAGCCTCGATCGAGACAATCCTGGAGCCTGCCGCGCCGGGCTACGTGCAACCGGATAAACGCATGCTGGTGGCCGTGCTGGTGGGCGGGGGCGTGATCGTCAACTTTGAAATCGTGGGCGTGACCGGGAACATCAATATCCCGCCATACACCCGCAAATACCTGCTCAACCCGCGTCCGGACGAGGCTGTCACCGAGGCGCTGTAAACCGCGATTTACGCGCAAAGCCCCCGGAATTTGGGGGCTTTTGCGCTTGTACGCTGGTGCCCAAATAGGCCTATCGCGTACCCATCCCCATGGCAGACGAAACGAAACCCAAACGCAAGCTCCTGAGCAGCCTGGCGAGCGCGACCAGAAACGCCGCTCAGCTGCTCATGGGTGAAATGGAAGAACCCGCGCTACAGACCTCTGTGTCTACCTTTGACGCCGACTACGTGGGCGTTGAAATGCTGCTGGGCAATACCGACCGGCCAGCCCGATCACGTATCGCCATATACATGAAGTGGCACCACATGGTGCAAGAAGGCCTGATGAACACCATCTTGCGCCTGCATGTACAGATGGCGCTGGGCGGGCACGAGACGACGGGTGAGACGGTATTCATCGAAGCCAAGCCCGGCGCCAACGCTGCAGAAAAAAAGATGGTCGACGAGCTGCAAATGCTTGCCAAATTCTTCAACGGTTGCGCCCACCAGGTGTGTTTCAACGCGGCAGGCTATGGCGATGCTTTCGCCAGGCTGTACGTGCGCAAGGGCGAAGGCCTGTTTGCGCTCAATTACGACATTTTCCCGCCTATGGTGCAGCCCTACGAGGTGTTGGGCCAGACCGTCACCTACGTCGTCACCCTGGGCACCAAGGTCACCAGCCGTGTCAGCCACATGGACATGGCGCGCATGAAGATGCCGCGCATGGGCTACCTGCCGCAGATGCGAGCAGTCGAGAACGCCCAGCGGATCAACATGGAAGCCAACGACCCATCGGACATGGTGCCTTTGCCGGCGCTGATCGGCGGATCGTTCCTTGAAGCCGCGGAATCGGACTTTGACAACCTCGAGGCGGCGCTGCGCGGCCTGGTGGGGCAACGGATTGCGGGCTCGATCGACGAAACCATGATCGGCGCCAACATGTCGGACATGACCGTTGACCAGCAACAGAGCTTCATGGCCTCGCTGGAAAAGATGCTCAAGACCATGAAAACCCGCGCTGAGGAAGCCGTTAAAACCGGCCGCTACTCGACATCGCGTCACTTCCACGTCATGCCCACCTTCAACGAAAAGCAGCTGACTCAGATCAGCTCGTTTAACGGCACCTCAAATTCCGGTGTCGGCACCAACATCGAAGACGTGATGTTCCACGCCCGAAAGCTGGCCGGTACCGCAGGCATTGACCTGTCGATGGTGGGCTTTGCTGACCAGCTCACAGGTGGCCTGGGCGAGGGGGGCTTTAACCGCACCAGCAGCCAGGCCGCTGAGCGCTCCCGGATCATCCGCACCGCATTTACCCAATTCTGCAATGACGTGATCGATCGCCACATGATCGCCAAGTACAAGCGTACCTGGACCGATGACGAACGCCCGTACGTGATCAATTTCTACGGCTCGATCGCCGCCCTGGAGGCTGAGAAGCAAGCCAGCCGAGAGCGCGCCATCAACAGCTCCGCACTGCTGGTGCAGATGCTGGCGGGTATGCGCGATCTGGGCATGCCATCGGAGGCCAACGAGCAAATTCTGGTCAAGTCCGAGCTGGACAACGACTTTGCGAAGATCCTGGCCGACGGCCTCAAGAATGCCAAACCACCCGTACAGCCAGGCATGGAGGGTTTCGGCCCACCAGGTGAGAACGATATTGAGCCGCCAGAACCAGAGCGCGCTTTGACCCAAGATAACGACGACGAGGCCGCCTGATGCGCAACCGTACCGAGGTAATCCGCTACAACGTAAAAGACAGGGGGCGCGACTTCACAGGCGTAGACCGTGACATCGATATTCCGGCGTTGGTGCTGCTGATCAATGGCCCGCTGGTGCAGGAATCCGTGCGCAAGGGCGATATCTACGGCTACATGGGCCACGGGTTCCGTGAAAAGTACGGGCTGGACCTGCCTGAGGCGATCATTGATCCACTGAGCGGCAAGACCGTTACCCTGGAGCCTGCCGTGAAGACGGTGATGATCAAGGCCTACAACGACGGCACGATCGAGCACCAGCAAGAGTTTCTGCCTACCGCGGCCGGGCGCATCGGCTGGCGCCTGTACCAGGGTAAAAACTGGGGTTTCAGCTCCGTGTTCTATGCACCGCCCATCAACGGCAAGCGCACGCCCAAGAACTATTTCGGCATGGACTTCGTGCGTAGCCCCAACTACGACACCAACCGCGGCTATGACGCGATGCTGGACAGCACCGGCGCCGGCGCGCTCGAGGGTCAGAGCTTCGCCGAGGAAGTGGGCGCGATGATGGACAGCGTTGACGCGATCATGGCGGCCAACGAGGCGGCCGCTGAGGACATCAGCCAGGACTACCTACGCCAGTGCAAGCTCAATGACGACCTGGTGGGGCATAACGCCAAGCTGCTGGGCATCATTTCGTCCCTCAAGAAAGGCCAGGCTGCAGGGTCAATGCTCGACAGCACGTCGCCCGCACTGCTGGAGCGCGGCTATACGTTCACACCGGGCAAGGCCAACGCCATGATGGACAGTGCCGCCCACTACATGACCGTGCCCCTGCCAGGCCTTGAGGAAGAACCTGAGGACAGCAAGACCCAAGAGGAACGCGGCTTGCTGCAGAAGGGTATTGCGCTGGTCAAAAACGTAATCGGGTTCTGACCATGACAGAACTCAACCATGACGCCTCGGGGTTTCTGGTCGGCCCCCGACTGACTGACGACCTGGACAAGATCAGCCGAGAGCTGGAGCTGCTGCGCGATATCCGTGGCGACACACAGGAAACCGTCGAGCAGCTGGGCCGTCTGGTGGACGCGCTCAGTGGGATCGATGCTGTATCGCCCGCTGAGCCTACCCGCCAGGCGTTGGGACCACGCGGGCCAGACGATCGTTTGCCGCGCGACATGACGCCGGCGCTGCCTGGTGCTGCCCCCGACGCCCCGCTGGCGCCTGTGAGTGCACCAGGTGTGAGCCTGTCGCTCGCTCCTACAGACATCACGCCACTGATCATCAGCCAAACCCCAGCAGTTCCGGGGGTATCGCACCTTGCGGCGCCTCGAGCACGCGACGAAAACGGCCGGTTCGCTCCTACAGCACCTGCACAGCAGTCGATCGCCACCCCCAAGCCTGTCGTTGCAGATCCTGTGCAGGCGCGTATCGATCGGGAGAAGGTCGATCGCCAGCGCGACAAGGGCGGACGCTTTGGCAAGAGCGAAGACAGCGACAAGTCACCCTCGGGAGAATCGCGCTCGAGCAAGGCGTTGGGCGCAGCTTCCGAATCGATCAAGAGCGCAGCCGAGGGCTTGTCGCACGGGGCTGACAACATCGATCCGGCTGTGTCTGCTGCCAAAGAGCTGGGCGGCATTGTTGCGCCTGTGATCAACACCGTTAAACCGCTCGGGCGCCTGTTTGGCCGCGGGCGATCGCCTGAGGAAAAGAACCAGAAACAAAGCGTGATGTGGTATCGCCGGATCTGGGGCGAGCTGCGCGATACCAACAAGAAGTCGAGCGGCCGAGGTATGGGGCTGCTGATGACGGGCCTTCTGTCACTGATGGGCATGCTGCTGTCGCCGTTGCGTACGCTGGCCCGCATGACCGGCCTGTTACGCGCTGTCGGCGCCCTGGGAGGCTTGGCCAAGGGTCTGGGCGGTCTGCGTGGTGGTCGCGGTGGACGTGGCGCCAATGGCGCCAGCGCTCCCGGCAAAGCAGGGCGGGCGGGCAAGGGTGGCAAGGCTGGGCCGGGTGGTGCTGACGTGCGCACCCGCCGTGATGCCATCAATGAACGTGGCCAGCGCACGGCCGGCGCTCGCACGGTGCAGCGCAACCCCGAAACGGGCCGCTTCGAGTCGGTACCGGCCAAGGGGCGAGACGGCAAACCGTTGGTACCGGGCAAGCCAGGGGCTGCAGGTGGCGCGACCACTCAGAGCAAAGCTGCTCCGGCAGAAGCGAAGGCCGGCAAGCCTGGCGCAAGCGTTGCCGTTGAAGGCGCCAAGGCACCCAAGGACAAACCCGCCACTGCTGCCAGCGCCAAGCCGTCGAAGGTCGCGCGTGTGGCCAGCGGCGCCGGCAAGGTGGGTATGGGCCTGCTGCGCAAACTCCCGTTCATTGGCGCGTTGCTGGGCGCCGGCATGTTCGCCAGTGCGGCGATGGCCAAGGATGCCCCTACCGCTACCCCCGAGGAACGCCAGGCCAACAAAACCGAACGCTACGGCTCCATGGGCGGTATTGCGGGCGGCCTGCTGGGCGGCGTATTGGGTCTGGTGGGCGGTCCTGCAGGCGCGATCGCAGGCGGCATGCTGGGTGACCAGTTGGGTACCGCCGTGGGCGAGTGGCTCAGCACCGTCGATATGGACACCATGCTGGACAGCATTACCACCGCGTTTCAGGGCTGGGCCGACGATGCGACCAAACTGGCCGGTAGCGCGTTTGAGTACGTGCAAGGCAAGTGGGACAGCATGGTCACCGCGGGCGGCAAAGTGCTGTCGGACATGGGCGATTGGGTTAAGGAAAAATGGGGCAAGGTCGCCGAGACGTATTACAACGTCAAAGACACCGTCCAGGACAAGGTTCAGACCGGCAAGGACTATGTAGCCAGCAAGGCCGCAGCGGTCAAGGATGCCGGGCAGAACGCTGCCTACAAGGCAACGGGCGGGCGCCTGGGCACAGAAGGCTCCGAAGGGCGCAAGGCTGAGCTGATCAAGGCTATGGATGCGGGCGGCATCACTGACCCGCAATCCAAGGCCGCGCTGATGGCCAACGCCGACGTGGAGACTGGTGGCTTTACCAAGCAAGAGGAAAATCTCAATTACAGCGCCAAGCGCCTGCAGGAGGTTTTCCCCAAGTACTACAAGGACGCCGAGAGCGCCCGCGCCGATGCCGGCAACCCCGAGGCGATCGCCAACAAGGTCTATGGCGGGCGCATGGGCAATACCGAGGCGGGCGACGGGTACAAGTACCGCGGGCGTAGCGACATTCAGCTGACGGGCAAGGATCAATACGCGGCCATGGGCAAGAAGCTGGGCATTGACCTGGTGAATAATCCTGAGCTGGCGACCGATCCGAAGTACTCCGCGCAAATCGCTGTGCAGCACTGGAAGGATTCAGGCGCCAACGCGCTGGCCAGCAAGGGCGATATCGTCGGCGCCCGCGTCAAGACCAATGGCGGGAGCAACGGCCTGAGCGACGTGGAAGCCCGATACGGTAAGTACTTGGTCCAAGCGCAGGCCGGCGAACTCACCCCAACCCGTCAGGCCAATGAAGTCCGTGTGGCGCCTCCCGTGGCGGCCAACGATGCGATCACCCGCACGCTGGCCACCGTGAAGGGTCAGCCAGGCGCTGGATCGGGTGCAGCCCCTATGCTTGTCCCAGGTAGCGGGCCAATTCCTATCCCTGGCGTTGGCACGGTTGCAACTGCCAATCCGGCCGCGGGCGTTCCTGCAGGTGTGCCGGCAGCGCCCACGTCGGTGCTGGCCAGCGTCACCAAACTGAGCCAAGCGCAGCCTGTGGGCGTGATGCCGATCCCGACGGCGACCGTTGCGCCAGTGTCCGTGGGCGCAAGCCCGTCCAGCTCGACGGCCAAACCCCTGTCTATGATGAGCACCATTGCGCCGGCCACCATTGCGCCGCTGCAGGTGCCCAGCTACAGCGCGCCGGCGCCGGATGCGTCACAGACCCGCATCACGCCCACCCCGCAAGTGGCCAAGCCCCTGATGGGACCGAATAAGGCCCCGTCGGCGCCGGCGCCACTGATGATGATTCCGCTGACCCAGAACCTGGCCGATCGATCGATTGCGCACGCCGCAACGGGTGGGATTGGTATGGGGGGTGACGCCCGGCTGTAACGGCCAAACCGCGCAAACCGCCACGCAATGTGGCGGTTTTTGTTTGTCACCATCCCAGTCAATAAACCGTTGTGGTGCTCTATGGCTGACCTGGCTGACGATGTTTTCAATGTGGACCTGCTGTTTCGGATGATCGCCCACTGGCTGGGCACCAAACCGAACACTTATCTAGGTTCCACGTACGGCGCGCCACTGGCCGACCTGCTGCAAAAGCCGCTCAGCTCCCCGATCGCCGATGCCTTTCTCGCCAAGATGAAAGTAGACATCCCTGTGCTGGGGGCTCTGCCTGTGGGGACCATCAACCTGGAAGCCACCAACAACGGTATCGATCGCAAGAACTTGTTTATCAACATCAACGGCCGTTCGATCAGCGTTGATGCCCTCGTGGGAGAGGTTGACCGTGGCAGTTACTAAAGACGAATTCATTCAGGACGCGGTCAACCAGATCGCGAACTACCCGACCATCGCGGCCCGGTACTCGATCGGCGATCCCTTGATCATGCAGATGATCGCGGCCAATGCGGCCATGCTGGCGCACCTGAGTGATCAGATCGATGTCACGGGCGCCGAGCCCTTCACCAAGTCGCGCGACGTGACCGTGCGGGCAGATGGCTCCGTGAAGGGCATCTTGCCGTTCGCAACGCCCACCATTGCGCTGATCAAGGTCACCAACGGTTCCAACAGCACCATGCGCATCATTGCCGGGCGTGAGCTGATCGACCAGCAAGGGCGCTACTGGCTCGTTACAGGTGGCACCACCATGCTGGCCGGCGCTGTGGGCTACATGACCGCCAAACAAGTCAAATCGCGCGCCCTGTCGCACACCGTCAGCAAGTCCATGGCGTTCTACAGCATCGAGATACCAGCAGCTGAGGTGGGTTTCATTGCTGACGTGGCAGTGACCGGGTTCACGCTGTCGAACGCCTTCGCCAACGTGCTGGGCGGCGACATGGTGTTCAACATCAAGTGTGACGAAAGCAGCATCATCAGTGTGCAGTTCGGCGTGCAGAACCTGGCAGGCTATCAGCCGTCCGTGGGCGAGAGCATTGCGGTGCAGATCCTCGACACCGAAGGCGAGCTGGTGCTGACCGAGGCCATGAAGTTCGCCTTTCGTTACGCCGGCGCCAACGTGGGTAACCTCGAGTCGCAGCTGGTGCTCGAGCTGTCGGAGGTGACCCAGCCGGGCGCCGACCCGATGGACATCAACACGATGCGCGAAATCGGCTCATACCCCGCAATCTATGACGAAAGCGCGGTATTTCTGTCGAACTTCGACTTTCTGGTGCGCAAAAAGGTGGTGCCGCTGACCTTTCTGAGTATCTGGAACGAAGCGCGTGAAGAAGAAGTGCGCGGCGCCAGTTACACCAACATCAATTCGATCTATGTGGCCGCGTCCAAGGATGGGGGCGACGACGACACGCTGCACAAGAACATCGCCGAAATCATCCATCGTGCCGACAGCAGCTTGCGATATCGGCGCCGGGCGGTGGTGCCCTCGATCATGTCCGTCAAGCTGACCCTGTACATCACATCCGTATACGACGGTGCCGCGGTGATCGAGCAGGTGCGCACCCTTATGCTCGACAAATACGGCGCCGGTTCCGCCTGGTCGCAGCGCGGGGAAGCCAAAATGCTCGAAAAGGACATTTACGACCTGCTGCGCAACAAAGTGGAAGCGCTCAACCCGCGGCTGGGTAACCTGGTGATCAACTCCATCACCAGCGCCATCCCTGTGGTGCTGCCTGAGCACCATCGGTACATCACGGACGCCAGCCTGACCGTTGTGACCGAGGAAGCCGAGTAATGGAGCTGATCCCCCTACAGCGCAGCGCGGTGGCCGATGACGTTGAGGCCGAATTCAAGGCCTTGTTCCTGCAGCTGTACAAGGATCGTCTGGGCGACGGCGTGAACGAGCTGGCGCTGTACGGTATGCCGCATCTGGGCTCGATCGGCATCATTGAGCGTTACGTCTCCAATGATGGGCTGGCGGTACTGCGCACGACGACGGTTGACCAGATCCGCTATCTGTTCCATGCCTGGCGCTACAACAACCCCCAGCGCGGTACCGCGTTCCTGGGCGCCTACCTCAATGCGTTGTTCGGGCCGGTCTATACCATCACCCAGCTGTATTGCCACAAGAACGGCGTTTACCCCACGGACGCACTGAGCCTGGGCGAGATTCAGGACATCGCCGGCAACCTTGATGACTACTACCTGACCAGTCGGCTGCGCGTCGATATCCAAACCCCGATCGTGCCCGAGCGGATCTTGCGCGCCAGCCGCACCGCTGTGGCCGCAAAGTTCGTGCTCGAGCTGCGCATTGCTCAGACCATTACCTTTGGCTACAGCCTGGCGGTACCGACGCGCGCGGTGATCGCCGGACGGTTCTCGACCACCATCCGGCCAGGGCGCTAAAACCGCGCAAACCCCCGGAAAATAGGGGCGTTTTCGGCCCGTAGCATTCCCCCAATTATGAAATTGGGGGCACTATGGCTGATCCGTTAATCATCAATCCCACGCTTACACTGGCGGGACAACAGGCAGCACTGGCAGCCTCCAATCAGGGTGTGTCGCTCAACCTGACGCATATTTCTTACGGCATGGGCAAGTACGCCCCTGTCGGCAACGAGGTCGCGCTTAAAACCCCTGTCAGTATCAAGGTAAGCCTGGCGGGCGGCTCCCGTCCTACGCCCTACCAGCTGCGCATGCTTTCTGCCTGGCGCGAGAACATCGGCGGCGAGAAGGCCATCACGGAAATCGCGTTTTGGGCGGGCAACGTCCTGGCCTTCATCTGGTCGACGGCTGCTGGCCAGGCGGCCTTCACCAAAACTGATGGTGTGACCGCGGTTCACTTCATCGACCTTGGGCTATCGTCGGTTCCGGCCGCCAGTATCAGCATCACCATCGACCCCCAGGAATCTGTGGCGCTGGCGGCGGTCGCCGCGCACGAGGGCGCCTCCAACGCCCACCCGGACTACGTCAAGCACTCCCTGTTCCCAGACGCCCAAGCTGACCTTTGGGCCGAAGTTGTCGGCGGTTCGGCGAACGCGATCGCCTTGACCATGCCCGCCGAAGTGGTGTTGAACGCCTACCGCAAAGGCCAGGTGTTCCGCTTCATGTCGTCGTATGCCAACACCTCGACCGTCACCATGAACGTGAACGGCCTGGGCGTTAAGCCTGTGGTCAAGAGCGGTGGCAACGCCCTGATCCCGAGCGACCTCAAGGCCAACTCCGTCTATGACGTGGTGTATGACGGTACGCGCTTTCAGCTCAACGGCGGCGTGGGCGGCGGTCAGTTCTACATCGAGTACCCGACAGCTGCAGCGACGGCCAAGCAGGTCGCCTATCAGGGCACGTACACCCCAGGCAGCATGATGGTGTTCGTGGGCGGCGCGAAGCTCCCGCAAAGCGGTTTCACGGCCACCGACGGCCAGAACGTGACCCTTACGGCCGCCTCTGCTGCGAACATCGTCGTCGGCACCGTGGTAACGATCGTGGCGTTGAGCACCTTCGCGGTCGCTGACACCTACACGAAAGGTGAATACCAGTCCTTTGCCGCCACCCAGGCGCAGGCGCAAGACATTGCGTCAGCCGTGCTCGATCGCTGGATGTCCCCGCAGCGCGTTCGCGAAGCCATTACCGCGCGCATCCAAGCATCGACCTATGACGGCGCTGTGAGCCGGCTGCTCGTGCCTGGCTCGTTCGGCTTGGGCGGTCTGACACTCCCTGCATTCGCCAACATCAACACGCTGACCGTGAGCGGGATCTACGGCTGGGGCGCCGCCACTATCGGGCGTCCGGTCGACAGTGACGCCGGCGAAGTCATTCACATGGTGGGCGATACCGCGGCCTACGCCTCGCAGCTGGTCACCAGCCACCTGAGTGGGCGCACCTGGTTCCGTCGCAAGAGCAACAACGTGTGGTCGCAAGTCGAGCTGTTCCACTCTGGCAACCAGCTGGCGCTGGGCACAACGCCGGCCGCTGGCCGCACCGCGCTGGAACTGGGTACCGCTGCCGGTGCTGACCTCACCACCTCGGACACAGATGAAACCGTGGGGCGCGTGCTGCGCGTGGGTGACTTTGGCTTGGGCCGCAGGGATCTGCCCGACTATGTCGGCGATCTGAACGCGCTGGTGGCCACCGGTTTCTATTTTGCTGGTAGCGCAGCGACCAATGCGCCGGCCGGTGGTATCTCCGGGATGCTCATTGTTCTGACGAATGCCAGCAACAACACCCAACAGCTGTTTATGACCCAGGGCAGCACCCGTTTTTACCAGCGCTCAAGCGCTGCAGGCGTGTGGAGCCAGTGGGTCGAGTCGTGGCACACCGGTAACCTGGTCAAGACCACCAGCAACAGTGACGCCACCCTTGGCAGCATGCTCAAGGTCGGCGATTTTGGGATTGGGGCCAAAGCGCTGTACCTCAACAACGTGCTGGCCACGGTTGACGATGTAACCCTGCCCAACGGCATCTACGCGGCCAGCAACGCAACGACGGGCACCAAGCCTGCCACCTACGGCATCCTGATGCAGGAAGGCCGTAACAACGTTGCAGGCACCCAAGGCCGGGTATGTCAGACCTTCATTGACGTTGATCAGGCCGTGGCGCCGCGGATCTATCACCGGGTTTATATCTCTGCTACCTCGGCCTGGGGCGCTTGGGTAGAGGATTGGAACAGCTCCAACCTGTTCAAGACCACCAACGCCATGGACGTGACGCCAGGCGCAGTGACTCGGGTGGGCGACTTCGGGCTGGGCGTGACCCAGACGATGGGCGCGAACGCCATCACCACCGGTACCGACCTCAACAACCTGATCGTTTCGGGCTTGTACGGCCAGGCGCAGAACGTCCAGGCAACGCTGGCGCTCAACTACCCAGTGGCCAAGGCCGGCACTTTGCTGGTGCAGCGCGGTGGTAGCCAGATCGTCACACAGACGTATCAGGAATATGACTCCGGGCGCATTTGGTCGCGCGGGATCTACTCCGGCACGCCATCAGCGTGGGTGATGTCGTGGGACACCGGAACGCTCGTTAAGACGACCTCAACCCTGGACACCACCATTGGGCGTATGGTGCAGGTCGGCGACTTTGGTTTGGGTATCGACGGGGGCGTTAAGTTGACCTTTGCCACTGACGCTGACTGGGCTAAGCCTGGCGGCTGGAGTGGCTTTATTGATCTTGCCGCGAGCAGGGCTAAAGGCGTCACCACGCCTACGGCGGTCGGGTTCACCTCAAATTACGGCGCCTGGCAGATCCTGGGGCGTCGCGATTCGGGTGGCGGCTATATGGGCATCTACACCGATTACGGTACCGGGCGCATGTGGGTCGGCTATGCGACCACCAACACAGTGGCTCCTACCTTCCAGGAGATTTACAGCCGCGCCAGCGTACCAGCGTTCATGCAGACGCTGCTCGATGACGCGACCCAAGCCGAAGCGCAGGTAACGCTTGGCATCAGCAACATGATCAACGGCATCACCTACAAGAGCGTTGCCGGCAGCTCCAACGTGGTGCTCACAGCCGCAGAAGCAAACGTGGGGATCATCATTCTGACCGGCGCTCTGACCGGCAATATCACGGTATCGGTGCCCGCTGCGTTTGGCCTGTGGAACGTGCTCAATCGCACTACTGGTGCATTCACGATCACGTTCAAAACAGTAGCGGCGGGTTCTGCTGGCCAGCTCGTTCTACAAGGCAAGCAAGCACAGCTGTTCAGTGATGGCACGCAAATCTATTACGGCGCCACTCAGTTTGAAGCCGGCTACTTCCGCGGCGAAGTGATCACCGAAAGCACCAACAGCTATCGCATGGTCAACAACCTTATCGGTTCATTCTGGCGGCAAGACAGCAACGCCCTGTACTTGATGCTGACCAACTCAGGCGATCCGCTCGGCACCTACAACGCCTTGCGCCCTATGTCGGTCAACCTTACGACCGGCAAAGTCGCAATGAGCCAGGGCCTTACTGTCCCGACCATGGCTGACGGTGCAAACACGCTTGACGCGGCAACGTGCTTGTTTGTTCAGAACGCGCTGGCGGTCTATGGGCTGGCGCAAGTTTCGGCAACCGAAACAAACCTCAACACTTTGCGAGGCACTCAGTTTTTCGGGTTCTCTTCCTCGGCAACAGGCGCCGTTCCCGGTGCCGGCTACGATGCGGTGGGCTTCCAGATTGAGGCGGCCGGACAGCGCACGCAATTCGGGGTAGCGGCTGGGGGCCTTCTGTATGTTCGTACGGACGACAGCACAAACCAGGCGGGCTTTGACCCTTGGGTGCCCCAGGCGAGCCAAGACTACGTCGCGGCCCAGCTTGCTGCTTACGGCGTAGGCACGCTGATCAGCACTCCAATCACGGATTACAACGAGGCAACCACTGGCGGGCTGTTCCGTGCAAGTTCCACGGCACTAAACCCACCACCCTTGGCTGCTAACTATTCGGTGATCGTGGCCCCGTTCAATGATGGTGGCTGCCTGCAGGTCGCGACACAACTGGGCGGACCTAGTCGTTCATTCACCCGCACCCAAGCCGGGAACGGCTGGACGGCCTGGCGTGAGTCTATCTATTCGGATTCACCGGCTTTTAGTGGTTTGCCTACTGCCCCGACTGCACTGGTATCTGCGCTTGGAAATCAGCTCGCAACGCTGGACTACGTTTCATCGTGGGCGCGCAAATATGATGGCGCAGGTATTTCTATCAGTACTGCGCAATACAACGTGCAGGCCGTTGATGTAGGCCGTTGGTTTAACATTTCTGCCGCCAATGCCGTCGCTACCCTGGTAGCAGCCAGCACGCTGACCGATGGTTTGAGCTACGTCTTTCGCAACGCGTCAGGGACTAACATTACCCTGTCGTCGACCAGCGTGTTTAGCACCACCGTCTCGGCCACTACGCTTGTACTTGCCCCCGGTGAAGTCGTTGAAGTCACCTCAAACGCAAATCAGTGGTGGGTAACCAACCGCAGCAGCTTCGAGCAACTGGCGCGTAACGCCTCGCCAAATTTAACTGGCAGCCCAACCGCTCCGACTGCCGCATTAGGCGATAAAAGCCTGGTATTGGCCAATACCGCGTTCACGCAGGCGTCAATGGCTGTCTGGGGCCTCGGTGCTGTGGACGCCAAGGACACCTCCAACCTGAATACCGCCACTGCAGGCGGCTGGTATCGCGCTGATTCGACCACTCTGAACACCCCGTCGCCCTCATACCTCGCGGTGCTGACAAGCCCATTTAACTCGAACGGGTGCCGTCAGGATGCGGTCATTCTGGACCCTGCAAACCCGCGCGCGTTCTTCCGGGTCCAGGGGGGCGGTACCTGGTCTGCATGGAAAGAGACGGCCACTGCGGAGCTTGTCTACTCGGTGGATAACCAGCGCTGCGGCGAAGTCACTCACTTTGCAATGAGCACGCCACCGCCTGGGTTCCTGAAACGAAACGGCGCCGCTGTGTCGCGCACCACTTACGCCAACCTGTTCGCCAAAATTGGCACTACCTACGGCGCCGGCGATGGTTCTACCACCTTCAACCTGCCCGATGACCGTGGTTACTTCGACCGTGGCTGGGTCGATGGGGGGGTCTATGACACCGGACGCGCGTTCGGCTCCCATCAAGACTCTACGAACGCCAGCCACACCCACACAGGTACAGCAGTGGCTGCAGGTGCACACAGCCACGTTACAAGTTTTCAACGAGAGAAGATCACAGCGAACACTGTCACCGATCCAGTTGGTGGTAACGCAGTGTTAGGCGATATCGACACTGACGGCATTCAACCGATGACGAGTAGCACGGCAGCTGCGCACACGCACACATTGAGCATTGCAGCTGCAGGCGGCACAGAATCTCGCCCTCTCAACACCGCCTACCTCGCTTGTATCAAATACTGATTAGGGATTGACCATGAGCACTGAAAAAACACAAGACCTTTTGCCATCGACTGGCGATGAAGTGGGGATCGAGGTTCCACCCGTGGCCACCCCTGTCGTTGTCCGGGATTGGTGGCTTGCAGAGGGCGTGCAGGCGCCGTGCATCTGCAACATTCGAGCGAGTACCAGGGAGTTCATGGGCGCCGGTGTGGCTGATTACAGCCCACTGGAGCCAGGGGTGTGGTTGATTCCCGCAAATGCCTTCCAGTGCGAGCCGCCTACCGTCGAAGAGGGCTATGCAGCTATCAGATCGGCAGACGGCACCGAGTGGCTGCCAGTCATCGACCATCGCGGCAAAACGATCTACAGCACCGCTACCGGCGAGCCTACCAAATGCGAGTCGCTTGGCGAGCTGACCGCTGATTGGACGCTAACCGCACCGAAAACCGAGTTTGACGAGTGGGACAATGGCGAATGGGTGCCGGATCAGGCCGCGCTCGATGGAGCGCGCCTGGCGCAGGCGGCCAAGAAGAAATCCTTGTTGACCCAGCTCAGCACCACCTCGATCACTACGCTGCAGTACGCCGCAGACTTGGATATGGCCACCGATGAAGAAACCGCCACGCTCAAGGCCTGGAAGGTGTTTCAGGTGTATCTGAGTCGTGTGCCGGCCGACCCTACGGCAGCGCAATGGCCTGTCAGCCCGATGGGTGACGCCACGAACGCCTGGCTTGCTGCGCAGGGCTACGTCGAAACCGTTCCTGCAGCGGGCTAAGCGGTTCAATCACTTTTAACGCGCCAGCGCATTGCTGGCGCAGGGGGCGTTATGGCGGGTACTTCAAACGGCAGCTTTGACCAGATCAAGAAGGGTTTCGGCCACTACCTTGCACGTTGGCGTAAGGGGATTTACGCGGACTACGCCGACACCGACGCCGTGCGGTCATTTCTGGAGCGACCATTCAAACAGGCTGTGCAGTGGGCGCCGGCGCGCATGATCGATGCCGCCGAGGACATGCTGGCGCTGTACCGCAAATCCGCAAACGGTGAAAACGGCCCGGCCGCCGCGCTGCCTGTGGTGCTGCTGGCCATGGACGATAACTTTCTCGGTACCGGCGCCGACTGGAGCGGTCAGCACGTCAGCCGGCGCCTGGTGCAGATCATGGAAGGCGGTTCCTGGTACGGCTACAAGCACGTCCAGCAGGATCGACGCGCCCAAGTGGTGATCATCGCCAGCGAAGGCGGATCTGCGCAAAGCCTGGCCGCTCAGCTGGCATCGTTCATCCAGCAGCCGAAAAACCGCTGGTTTGACGCCCCTTACGTGTTTGGTGAGTACAAGGTGCCGATGCAGATCACCCTCGAAACCAACCGTATCGACTGGATGAACGTGGCGGTGCCGGCAGACGCCAAAAACCTCAAGATTCTGGCCGCCGATATCACCCTCAAGTGCTCGATCCCCTACTTTGACGCGCCCCAGCCGGGCGAGCCGAACGACGGCAGTGACCACACCCCGCCAGGCTACCCGCTGGTGCAAGTGATCCAGGCTGACGACGTGGCCACCAGTGTGCGTACGATCGGCACCATTGAAGGCGTGACGTGGAGCAGCACCCGTTGAACATCCTGCTCAAGGAAAACGGCGATCAGCTGCCCACCGACGTTGTACTGCGCTGGGTGCTGCGCTCGGATCTGGCGCCGGTACCGCGCACGGTCGAATTCACGGCCAAGCTGATCGATGGCGTGGAAGATCGCCTGGTGGAAGGCGCATCGTTCTGGTCCGGACGGGAGAACCTGCGCTATGAAATCGTCCACACGGACAAGGCGCAACCACTTGGCCAGGTGCAGGGCAAGAGCCAGCAACAGTCAATGAACGTCACAGGGCTGCTCTACAACTGCGCCAACGTGGCCAAGCCGCGCCAGACGGCCATTGTGCAAGAGGGACAGACGTTCGGCGCTGCGTACCGATCGAGCGGCGCTTATGCCTCGATCGCCAATGACTTCGTCGTGCCGCGCTTTACCTGTTTTCGTGGGTTTGAGCCTAGCGTGCAGCTCGTGCAGATCCTGCAGGAGGAAGGCGCCGCCCTGGTGCTGCGCAACGGACAAATCAGCGCCATCCGCCTGGTGGATCTGATGGCGCAATCGCCGGTCGATGACATTGGCCAGGTGGACAGCGCCGCCAAGGTCACCAGCGAATTCCAGCAGTTTCAGCAGGTGCCGTCGTACTTCTCAACCAACGACAAGGCCGATCTGGTGTTCGGGCCCATGAACCAGGGGCGGCGAATGAGCTTCCAGCCTGGTATGGATCTGCGCCAGCTGCGCAACGCCAGCAGCGTGCTGGTGCGCACCAAGACCGTGGATAGCATGATTTGTCAGCAGATCGTCGCCGGCGACGTGCTGCGCGTGGCGGGTGAAAACCTGGTGGTGCTGACGGCCGCGCACTGCATGGAGAATAACGAAGGGGCTGTGGAGGACCGCAGCCGTCTTTGGTTGGGGAAACTGTTCGATGCCATGTGACCTATATCCCGCGTTCGTGCGCTCTGTGGACCGGGCGCGCCGTGAAGTGCGTGTGGAAATTCCGCCGTTCACCGACGGGGCGAGTATCTGGCCACTGGCGGATATCAACTACCCGATCGGCGACGACTCCAAGAACACCGAGATACGCATCGTGGAGGGGCTACCCGTCAATATCAGCTTCTACAACGGCGACCCGCGCTATCCGGTCATCATGGGGTTTCGCAACCCGCACGTAGGCAACGGGCTGGGCTGGCGACGATGGAACCATGACAACATCGAGTGGAACGCTGACAAGGTGGTGAACATCAACGCCGGCGAGACGATCAACCTCACGGCGGGGTCAACGATCGTGCTCAAGGTGGGCGGCTCGACTGTCACCATCACTCCAAGCGCAGTCACCGTTAAGTCTCCCAAGGTCAATCTCAACTGATAGGAGGCGTCATGCCTGGTGCATCGCGTGTGGGAGTGGACAGTGCTGGGGGCGTGATCACCGGCAACCTGGCGCCCACGGTGTTTGTGAACGGCGCCCCGATCGTGGTGAAGGGTGCAGGCGTGGCGGGTCATGGTGTGGGCGCCCACGCAGGCCCCGTGATGGTCGGCGCCAGCGCCACGGTGTTCGCCAACGGCATACCGGTCTGTCGGGCGGGTGACGCGGCCAACTGTACGCACACTGCCTCCGGATCTGCTGACGTGCTGGTGGGTTAAGCACGCAAACGCCCATCAGTGCGGCCAATTCCACGGCCGCACAATGTCCCCATACATCAACAATGGGGGCAGACCATGCCAGTTTTGAACGCGTTGGACTTTACCAGCGCATCGGCCGCCGAGAGCGCGCTAAAGAAGATCAAGCAGTGGATGGTTCGGGGCGGTCAGCCCGTGGTGTCCACCGAGTTCATCGATAAGCCCAGGCGCAGCAACGGCATCACTTATCGTGAGGCCACCTTGACGCTGGCCAGCGGGCAGCTGATCACCCTGCGCGTGAACGCAACCGGCGACATCTTCCAGGCCGTGCTCAACAGCTCCGTGGTCCCCATCAAGAACCACGACGACATGGCCAAGGCCGTGGGCGAGCTGGCCAGCCTGGCAGAAAAGAATCAGGCCGCGTTCCAGAAGGCCCAGGCTCGCGTCAAAGTCGAGTTGCCCCCAGGCCTGAGCACGCCCAAGCCCAAGATGGCCGAGGTGCTGCAGCAGCGCATCACCGAGCTGGATACCCATATCGCCGATCGCAAAGCCACTGTCGCGGATCTGCAGCAGAAGCTTGGCGTTATGACGGACAGCACCCGCCAGCCGCCTGCTGAACTGTCCGGCGCCGAGATTGACGTTATTCGCGCATTGGGCAAGCGCGGCCCGCTCGAGGATGGCGAGTTGCCGAGTAAAGCGGGCCGCTCTGATTTGTGCGATCGCGGCTATGTGACAGCGGCCGAAGGTATGAACACCCTGACGGACGAAGGCCGCGCTGCTCTTGCCATGATGGACAGCATTGAAGTGGCGCCGGCACTGCCTATTGGCCCGCAACCGATGTCGTGGCTGGGCTTCAAGATAGTCAATCAGGCGTTTGTGGATGAAGTCGGCCCTATCGACGTGCCTTCACGCTTCCAGATCGGCGCTGACGTATTCCTGGGGATGGGCCAGGACGGCGACAGGATGGACATCGCCGCGAAAGTGATCGGGGCCAGCTTCCGGGCTTCAAAAGTGCACTACACCTTGGCGGTGCCCACCGAGTCTGCTGGCGGCCAGCCGATGTATGCGGTGTTGCACGATGTAGATTCGATTGCTGTAGCGTCCGCCGACGACATTCTCGACAGCGCCACAAGCCCGGCGCCTGTCGAGTCGCTCGATGCCTTCAAAGAGCCCCAGCCGGAACCCACGGCAATGCCGTTGGCGGCCGCTTACGTGGCGGCGCGGGACATTGTGACGGCAGATCCTGCAATGCTCGACAGCGCGGCTACGGCTGGCGCTGTGGCGCAGCTGCGCATTGCTCTGGACGTGGTAGAGACGAACTACCCCATCAACGTTGAAGCGGGGAACCTCGAGCAGGCCGCGCTCGAGCAGGATCTGGCAGCGTCATTCAAGCTGGCGATCGGCATGCTGGACAGCGCGCCGGTGGTGATCAGTGACGCGGGGCTGGCGCAGCTGGTGGCCATCGCCCTGGTGTCAGCGGCCGAGAGCGAGGGCATTGCTGACCAGGGCGCACTGGCCGAGCTGCTGGCGCTGGGAATGGTAGAAACCGACTCAGGGCTGTTCATGGTCACGGCCAAGGGCGCCAATGCGCTCGATGATGCCGGCTATGACCCGTATGGCGAGCCCTACGCCGCCAGCGAGGACTAGACCGAAAGGATGTCGTACATGCTCGCTACCCGGTCCATCTGATCGGATAGCGCGCCTATCGAGCGTTGACGCGACTGGAAGTGCGCCAGCGCCAGTACCGCCATTTCACCATTGCTGAAATCTGGGGCGAGGCGATATTTCTGCCCATTTGTGTCGATACCGTCTGTTTCTATCCTCGGACGGTACTTTGCGACCTCGTCATCTATCAAGAACGTGCCCAAGCCCTCCCCTTCCTTGTAGGCCAGGATCGCCGACTGCAGGTGTTCCTCAGTGAACAGGCAGTCGTAGTTCGGCAATCGCATATTGGTCACAAAGGCAAAGCCCGCAAGGGGTTCATCCCGATACTTGACCCCTTTTGCGACGGAAAGTACCCCCGTCGCGTCATCCCGCAGCGCCGCTAATGTAATGGGGCTGGCGCCAATGCCGCCGTATCCGCCAATCGATACCAGGATTTTCATATGCAGCCCTTTAAGGTGATTTATAAATAAATCGCTATTGGATTGGTTTACTAAAAATAAATGAAATGCTAATGTCTTTTCCGCAACACCTATCAGCCAGATAACGAAAGGATCGCTTCAATGAGCACACCGAATCGTACCCCTCCCATCTACATGCGCCGTGAGGCGTGTTTCCTCCTTGGCGTCGTATTCGCCCTGTGCCTGGGCCTGGTCGGCAAGTCCGACTATGAGCAGAAAGTGGCAGACGTTGAGTACACCTGCGACATGATCAAGGCTCGGGCATGGCCGTCCGCAGTTCGCCCAGCGTGCAAGCACGAAGCACGGGAAGCTGAGCAAGCGCCGCAACAACTCGCCAAGCTGTAACCGGCCTAGAGGACAGAAGCCCAGCAAATGCTGGGCTTTTTTGTGGATGATAGAATCAAACGCGCGAAGGCGCCAACGCGCGTAAGCGCTTCTGCGCCTTGGAGGGTTCGCACGTACGCGCTTTGTGGTTATGATGCCGCGCATCATCAGCCAGATAATTGAGGTTCACATGCCAAAGGTCATCGCCATCCTTCAACCGAAGGGAGGGGCCAGTAAAACCACACTGGCGTACAACCTGACGGCCGCCATGCAGCGCGCCGGCCTGGACGTTGTTCTGGTCGATTCCGACCCCCAAGGCACGGCCCGCGACATCGTCTCCGCTCGCGCCGACGATCAGCAGTCCATCCGTATCTATGGCATCGATCGCCCTGAGCTGCTGGCGCGTGAGGTGTCGCACATCCGTAACGACTACGTGATCATTGATGGCGCTTCCAAGGCCAACAAGCTATCCGAGGCGGCGATTCGCGCGGCTGACTTGGTGCTTATTCCTGTCCAGCCTTCTCGCCTCGACGTGTGGGCGTCTGAGGATCTGGTGAACATGATCATGGATCGCCGGGCGAACATTGAGGACTTAGGCCGAACGCTAAAGGCTGCGTTTGTGTGGACGCGCGTTATTGCCAGCTCCGATATCGATAAGGACATTGTGGATGACCTAAGCGTCTTCAATCTCCCAGTGCTCGAAGGCACCATTAACCAGCGTAAGGCGTATGCGAGAAGTGCTGGCAGAGGGCTGTCTGTTTTCGACTACAAGCCCAAGAACAAAGACGCGATCGAAGAAATAGAGCTGATCAGAGCCAACGTCATGGCCATGCTTGAGAGCGCATAACAAACGCGCCTTGGCGCGTACGCGCTTTTACACTATGATCGCAAACACGCGTACGCGCCTTTCGATTGATGACAGTACCAGGTGAGCAATGAGTGACCGAGCGAAAACTAGCATTCGCCCCAGCCGGGCGAAAGTTGAAAAGGAAGTAGAAGAAACGGGCGAGACTTACCGTTTCAATGCTCACCTGCAGAAAGCTCCCAACATGACCATGCGCACCGAAACCGCAGAGCTGAGACTGTCGCGCCCATCCGACCTGCTCAATCTGCTGCTCGAGGCGTATGCCGATCGCCAGGCGGCCGGCGAGAAAGATCCTTTCTTTGAAGACGCGTTGATGCGCTACCGCGATCGCAAGACCAATCGCAAGCCGGTGCCTTTGTCGGCACGTTGAGAATTGACCAGGAGGGCGCCTACACGGCGCCTTTTTTGTACGCGTAAAGGAAGCGACAAATGGAACTTACAGATCAACCAAACAGTGACTGGCCAGCGTTCAGGGCAAGGCTCAGTGCTCTGCTGCAGATCGGCGTTGGAGCGATGAACACTCTGGAAACGCTGACACGACTACAGCGCTTACTTCACGACGAGTTCGATCAAGCCAAAGCCACCGGCCTACATCTGGACGCCGCACCTGGTCTGCTCGTATGTGGCGCTCGGGCGTCAGTTGTAGATCCCAATTTGTTGGCTATACGCTGGGAAAGTGAGTTTTCCCCCGGCAACCGATGGCTGCGCCCCGCGGGTGTCTGCATGCCTCTTGGGTTCTACGACGAGTTTGACCTTTATGTCGGCTTTCAAGGTGGGGGATTGCCGCCGACATTGATGGCTGTGGCGAGCAATGCGCCTGGTGGATATACAACCTTCAATCCCGCGCTGAGCGGCTTTGAGTCGGCAGAGGGCCACGGCTCGCACTTCGTGGAAGCTCTCAATAGGGCGCTGTACTTAAACGTCGACATGCTTCACGGCTGATCGACCGAAAGCCAATCAAGGCGCCAGCTACGGCGCCTTTTTTGTGCTCGTGATTCGGTGGAAACACCCGACTAAACGCCCCCGTACCGCCCTATATCGTGTGTGCTTTCATCCGAGGCGACAGCCATGGCAGACACGTTTGCAGCATTACAGAGCGCGGCCCACGCTGGCGCGTTCGGCGCAGGTTCCCTCGCCACCCCCACGCCTGAGCAGATCCGCGCCGGCAACTACGCCAAAGGCTCTACGCGCCTGCACGGCATGCCGATCAAGATTGAAACCCCCATGTTTCAGCCACGTCGCGGCAAGTCCGACGGCGCGCCCTGGTCAGTGCTCTGCATGGCTCATTACGGGTACATCAACGGCACCGTGGGCGCCGACGGCGATGCAGTAGACATTTTCGTGGGCCCCATGCCCGAAAGCCTGCTGGTGTTTGTCGTCAACCAACAGAACAAAGACCAGAGCTTTGACGAGCACAAGGTAATGCTGGGCTTTGCTGACGAGCAATCCGCCCGTGACGCCTACATGAACAGCTATGAAAAGGGCTGGACGGGGCTGGCCAGCCTCACCCCCTGCACCATCAAGCAGTTCAAGTACTGGCTACGCCACGGCGACCTAAGCCGGCCACTCGTGCCTGGCGATCTAATCAACGACGAGACTTTGAGCATGACCGACGTTTATGCGCGCTGGGATGATCAGCGCATGCCTGTGGGCGCCACTGTGACGGATCTGATCACCGATCTGCGCCGTGCTGACAACGGGCTGATGATGGATGCCGCCAACATGGCCGACCTGGTGGAGTACTTGAGCGATGGCAGCATGCTCGATGCCATGGTGATCGAGGTCGCCCAATTCGAGCGCAAGGCCAATCAGCTGCTGCGCGTGATGCAGATGGCCGCCACGGGCGTTAAAGCCAGTAGCGTGGAAGTCAGCAAGGCATTCAAGAATCGTGGCACCACGCAGCTGGCCATGCTGTTCCTGATGGACGATGGCCAGAGCGTCAGCGTGTTCTTTCACAACCCGGACACCACGCCGAACAAACTCACCCCCACTGATGAAATGGTCAGCTGGAAGTGGGTACTCAACAAAAAGGACGTGACCATTACGGTTGCCCCTGAGAACGGCCAAGACCTCAACCCGCGTGAGGTCGCCCGGCGCATTATGAAGCTGGTCGAGAAGAACAGCGCCAAGTTCACCCTGGCCAATGCCAGCAAGGGCGAGCGTGACGCCCAGATCGAGACTTGGAAGGCCGCAGAAGCCGCTAAAACCACCGAGCTGGCAGACCTAGATAAGCAGATCGACGATTTGACCGCCAAGCTCGAGGCTAAGAAGGCAGCGCCGGCGCCTACAGCCGATACCCCAGAGCCGGAAATTGAGTGGCAACCCCTTCCTGAGGGTGAGCAGGCCGCTCAGGACATACTGGAAGCACGACAGATTCAGCTGAATGCGTTGTCTCGCCCACGGACGCCCGTAGCGCCAGCTCCTGCAGCGAAGATGGAAGCCGCCAGTTCTGCACCCAAAATCAATACGTTCTTTTCTGCCGCAAGCTACAAAGGCTATGCCAGCGGCCGTGACAAGCTGGGCATGGTAAACGGTTGGGGCCTTTTCAAGGCTTACCTAGACCTCGGTGACGGCACTTACAGCTTAGCTACCACCTACAACAACGTGGGCATGTTCAAGACAGAGGATGAGGCGCGATCCTGGGCAAAATCCAATAAAGCGAATGCCAAAGGACACTTTGTTGTTCCTGCCTTGCCGGCCGGAAGCACCATTCTGGAGGACTACGCGGACGTGGCGGCGCTGGGCGTGGCCAAGGTGCTCGCTGTGGGCTCCGAGAACGTGTATTTCATCAAAGACGGTAAGGAGTACATGACCAAGCTGCTCAACGCTGACGATTACGATGGTATGACTGGCCAGGAAGTGGATCTGTCGGGCGTAGTTGACCCGAGCGCCGCTCCAGCACCTGACGATTCATCCGTGGTGCTCCAAGGCCCGGCCGGGCCGGTCACTGTCGCGAAAACCAAATACGTCGAGACGGGCGAATGGGCCGTCAGCTGGGCAAGTACTCACCTGGCGACTGCGCCGAGCAAGGCGGATGGCGTGGCCATCGCCGAGCGTGTCATTGCTTCGGGCGCCGAGAACATCGACGGCATGCGTGCGGCGCTTGTCGAGCCTGCGCCAGAGCCCGCCAGCGAGCCAGTAGTCGCCGCGGTTGATCCTAACGAAGACACAGGCACGATCGAGGCCGAGGGGCGCGATAACACGGTCAAGACCGCCAAAGGCACCAAAGTCCTTACCGGCTTCAAGGTGATCGAGGCGCGGAACCTGGTCATCAGCCACGAGACTGACGGCATTATCAATCCGGACTATCCCGCTGAGATTCAGCCGCGCGATCGTGCTCGAGCAACCTCCCAGGCGTGGGTGCAGAAAACCGCCCGCAACCTTGATCCGGACAGCCTCGGGCGTACTCAGCGCGCCGACAGTGGTGCGCCAATCGTGGGCCCAGACCGCGTAGTTGAATCGGGCAACGGCCGGGCTATGGCAGTGCGTGAGGCCTACCGTATTGGCGCCGCCGATGAATACCGGGAATGGCTGGTGGAAAACGCGGAGTACTTCGGCGTCGACGTGGCCAAGATCAACCGCATGAAAGCCCCAGTGCTGGTGCGGGTGCGTAAATCGGCTGTCGATCGGGTGGAGTTCGCTGTAGAGGCCAACCAGGACGACAAGCTGGCCATGACCGCCACCGAGAAGGCCCGCAGCGATGCGAAACGCCTGGATAGCGCCATGCTGGCCAAGCTGGCAGACGGCGACCTTAACAGCGCCGCCAACCGTGATTTCGTGGCCGCGTTCCTGCAGTCCCTGGGCGATGCTGAGGCGGCGCAATACCTGACCTCCGACGGCAAGCCCACCAGCAGCCTGATCAGCCGCCTGCAGGCCGCGCTATTCGCTGGCGCCTACTCCGATGACCGCCTGCTGGAAATGACGGCAGACGTGGCCAAGCCCGAGATTGCCAACATCGTGTCGGCCCTCAACAGCGCGGCGCCAGACTTCATGCGCGCCAAGGAGCAGGACCGCGTAGGCGCTGAGAACGCCGGGGGCATGGTGACCGACTCCGTGGAGCTCTCGCTTAACCAGGAAGCAGTTAACGCGATCATTGGCGCCACCAACGTGTTGCGCCAGGCCAAAGACGCCGGCATGGGGCTGGACGAGTTCCTGCGCCAGGGCGACATGTTCGGCGGCACAGATCCGGCCGTGGCAGCAATGGCCGTGTTCATCCACGCCAACAACCGCAGCGCCAAGCGTATGAGCACCGCGTTTAAGGCCATGGCCCAGTTCGTGGAGAGCGAGAACACCCGCAAGCAGACTGCCAGCCTGTTCGGTGATGAACCTGTGAGCTTCACCGATATCGTCGGCGCCGCGAACCGCAAGCTCGAGCAGGAATATGGCGAGGGTCTGTTTGCGATCGAGCAGACCGACATGTTTGCCCAGCCACCTGCAGAGCCCGCCCCGCCGCCTGAGCCGATTCCTGATCCAGTGCCAGAGCCCGAAGTCTCCAACAACCAGGATGACGCCTTGCAAGCCGCCAAAGCCTACCTCGACAGCTTGATTGATGGTTCGGCCGCCCTGGGCGACCCGAATGCCGTGCTCACAGAGCTTGAACGGATCTACGCGCTGTTTGGTGAAGGCGAGCTGAGCGGCCTGTTTGCCGATGCTGCTGACGCTTACACCCAGTACGCCCTCAAGGCCACTGCTGGCGCCCTGTAACCGCCCCCTACCCTGAGCCCCCATGCGTGGGGGCCATTCCATTGCAAGGTGTTTCCAATGACTCAAGAAACCGTTCTAGCCCCAGCCCTGACCGCTGCTACGTCTACCGCGATCGTTGTGGAACCAGGCTCGACAGCCACCATTGGCATTTTCAGTGCTACCCGTGAAGACAAGGCAGTCACACCGGCGTTTTCGATCCTTCTGCAGACGCCTGGCGCCGACAACCTGGCCGATTACCTGTCGGGCAGCAAGCGCCAGGTGATCGTGGGCCCAGGCACCTACCGTGTGCAGCGCCGCGCCTATGACGGGATTCCCTTTGGCGTTTTCGTTGAGAGATAAGCCATGTTCACTCTATCGGTGACCTCGGCACTCTCCAGGGCGATCACGCGGGGCCTGACGGGGCTTTCCCGCACGCTATCCATTCCGTTCACCATGGGCGCGCTGTTCGCTAATGGCGAGGTGGGTGGCTTCTACAAAGCGTCTGATCTTGCGAGCCAGCGCCAGTACAGCGACGGCACCCGCCCGGTGTCAGAGCAGGGCCAGAGCGTTGGCCTATGGCTTGACCAGTCCAGAGCAAGCCTTGTTTCAGCGAACATGGTTACCGCCAACGCCACGGGCGCCTTTGGCAACAACTACGACCGCGCAGAGCTGAATGCAGCGCCGGGATGGGTGGCCAATCAGTGGTACCGCATGGAAGGGTTCTATGACGGGACACAGGACACTGAACCGGCGATCAGGATTGGCGACACTGAAATCATCCGACCGCCGCGCGGCTTCACGGGACCGGTCTACTTTCGCGCCCCTGCCAATGTGCAGCCGAACGCACCGCTGTACATCGCTGGGGCGAATAATGGCCAAGGCGGCATCAGCTGGGCGAACCTGACGTGTGTGGCTGTCTACGGCAACCATGCGTATCAGACCAGCAACGGCCAGCGCCCACTTGCCCGCGGCAACTATCTGTACATGCTCGAGGGCAGCTCACTGCTGGCGGATTTCCCTCAGGCGCTGGGCACCAACGCTACGGTCGTGCGAGCTGTGCCGGGCGTCGGCGCGCAGATCCTGACGGGCCAGGCGATCGGCAAAACCTACAGCATCACAGGTAATACGTCCGCCATCCTGATCATCAACCGTGCGCTCACAATCTCAGAGCTGGCCGGCGTCACTGCCTGGGCGAACGAGCAGGCGGGCGTGCAAGCAGCTGATCGGATCATGGCCGTCACGCCCTGGAACGGTATCAACCATTCCACGTTCCCTGTGGGTGCCGGCAAGCAGATCGCGACCGACTTTAGTGCCCCGATCGCTGGCGGGCCGAACGTCACCGAGCTGGATCTGTTCGCCATGTGGTTTCTGGTGACAGCGGACAGCACCGGGCTGGGCACCAACGTCACCAATGACGGCAACATTCTGGAGATTTCAGCCGAGTGTGATGGCGTCACTGTGCCGGCGTACTTCACGGCCTCAGGCACGCGTGATTTTGTGATCCCCGACGGATCTGGCGGCGTGCCGCTCAACTCGTTGCCGGCAGCTGCATTCAACAAGGCGTTTTGGTCGCCCGACGACACCGTACACATCAAAACCAAAATGGCGTTCCCGCAAGGCGGCCTGTGTCCATTTTCGTCGCGCACGACCGAGCTGTACGAGCGCGACCGCGTACTTGTTTACGACCCATTGGTGACCACGGTGTCGAGCGTTGACACACCTGGGCCATTCACCTGGACAGGACCGGCGCCGGATTCGATCAGCATTGGTTATACACCGTGGGTGCTGGGCAAGTTCGCAACCGGTGGCGCGCACGTCGGCCTGAATCGAAGCGACTCGATTGGCGCAGGCGTAGGCGATGACGGAGTGGGCACGTTATTCGGTAAAGGGATGTTCCAGCGCAAGCTTGGGCTGATGCCTATCAAGGCCTCTGGCATCAATCTGGGCGTACCAGGTGGCAAAGCATGGGCAGGCTTGCACGATGCCCGCGTTCAAGCGCTGGCGCGCTTCTGCACGTTCGCCGAACTGGGCTTGGGCACGAACGACCTGGGAAGGTCTGACGCCAACCACACTACCGCGCAGTCGGTTGTGGACACGCTGCTAATCATGGCAGCTGACTTGCGTGCCGCAGGCATCAAGACAGTGGGTGTGCGCAAACTGCTGTGCTGCACGAACGATGACACCGGGCAGTACATCACCGAGGCAGACCAGAGGGTGGTGGCTGGTTGGGGCCCCAGCGAGGTGGTGGACGAGTTCGCCGCTCTCATACTGGTCAATCCGGGCTTCGACTACGTGCTCAATGGCGATGCGATCCGAGGCGTCAACCGTTACAAGTTCGCCGTGGACGGCATCACTCCAATCTGGAACACGAACGACGGGTTACACCCGCAGCGCCATGGCCATATGGTTCTTGCTGCCGAGGATGCACGGGTCACCTGGGCCGCCATCAAGGCGGCAAACGATCCGGACTTTGGAGACGATCAACGCTTGGCCGCCTAAGCGCTTACCCTTTCAAGCCCGCCGCGTGCGGGCTTTTTTGTGGGCGCTGCGTGAGATTGACAATATATCGATACCGATATACTGTGTGTTCGGGTGCTACTGAGCACTGTAAAGAAGTTGGTAATAGATGATCACCCAAAAATTGGGTGTTCCAACTGCTAAGGAGTAGGAAATGGAATACGTCGATGTGAAATTTAATGAAACGCGTCTGAGACGCCCAAGGAGTACCCGTGAAAGATCAGGAAACCAAGCCGCTCCAATTTGTCGACTGTGACCTTAGTGAATTTCCCCCCGAAGTAAAGCAACGGGCGGGCTACCAGCTTTTTCTGGTGCAACAGGGCGAGGAACCGAACGACTGGAAGCCAATGGCAAGCGTAGGACCAGGCGTAAGGGAAATCAGAATCAAAGGTAAAGACGGGGCTTTTCGCGTGTTTTATGTGGTCAATAGGCCTGAGGCGGTTTTCGTGCTTCATGCCTTCCAAAAGACTACTCAAAAGACGGAAAAGCGTGATATCGACCTGGCCGCGGCCAGATTGAAGTCACTGGACTGAAAGGCGATGAATGTGTGTAAGCCCCTGCGTGATGGGGGCGCACCTTTCAGTGCTATTAACCCTAAGGGTGAGGGGCTTAAGCCCCTCGATACGAGGTTACACAATGGCTAACGAACGCTTCACGAGTGTGTGGGATGCGTTGGCAGATACGCCAGAAGAAGCCGAAAATCTGCGTGCCCGATCCCAGCTGCTGCTGGCGATCACCAAAGCTGTGAAAGCTTGGAATCTGCCGCAGAAAGAGGCCGCTAAACGGTTGGGCGTAACACAGCCACGTTTAAGCGATCTGTTACAGGGCAAAATCGATAAGTTCTCGCTCGACGCACTGGTCAACTTGCTGGCCGGCGCGAATTTGACGATGAAAATCAATGTGAGCAAACTCGCAGCGGCTTGAATTCATAAGCTGTATACATCCACGCCTGAAAGGCTCGCAGACCGCGGGCCTTTTTTGTGGGCGCTATTCAGGCCGTTGGCGGCTCGCTTTGTGCTGAGCAATGGACATTTGCAGCCGCGTGGCATTGGCCGCAGTGCCCAACAAGTAAGCCGTTTCAACCATTGAGTTGTAGTCGCTCAGGGACATTAGAACCACCCCGCCCCCATGCTCGCGCTCGATCGTCACGCGCTCATGCCCCAGACCTACAGCGTCTATGACTTGCTCAAATCCAGCCTGGGCCTGATCTACTGATAACGCTCGCATGGGTCTTTCCCCTTGTTGCCGTGAATTGAGTGCAAAGCACGCAAACCTCCCCAGAGTAGGCGCTGTTCGGTGGCTTAACGTTGAAGACAGCAGAAACGTTAAGCCTACCCCCTCAAGCGAGCGCCCGCATGTCTGATCCCGTACGCACAGCCAGCCCTATCCCCCTCCCGAAAGTGGAAGCGGTGATGAATGAATTCTCCAAGTACTACAAGCGCTGGCGCCAGCTCCCCGATGGCACCTACGTGGCCATGGTCCAGCTGCTGAAATCCGTGGGCATCTACACCGGCGTAACCGAGAGCGGTGCAAGTAACCGGTTCATCTTCGATGACCCCGCGCTGGCGCTCACCCAGTACGAGGCGCTTACAGACCAGTCAAGCGAGCCGACCGGGTGGGCGATCAGACGATAGGCACGGGAAGGCCCGCCAAGTGCGGGTTTTTTTACGCGCGAACGCGCAAAGGTGCCAACGCGCGAACGTTCGTACGCGCCTGATAATTGAATCTCAAACCAACCATTAAGAGATCGGGCTATGAGTGTTGAACAGGCGGGAAGCGTAGGCGTAGCGGCCGTGGTACAGGAACTGACCCGGCTCGAACAACACGCAGCACAGGCGCGAAAGGTGCTTGTGATCACCGGTGACATGCGGCCGGCGCTGCTTTCGCAACTGCGCGGCGCGCTGGCGCCGATCGGGATCGATTGTGTAGAAATCGAGCCTCGTGGCCAGCAGGAGTACTTCGACACTCTCCCAGAAGGTGAGCGGGTGCCAATTCAGTCGTTCGCCCAGCTGCTGGCCAGCCCAGAGCTGGCGCCGCTGATGAATGATCCGGGGTGTGATCCGCAGTCCCCGCAGTACGAGGACGCGCCTACCACCGAGCAAGAGCGCATCGAGCTGATGGCCAGCCTGGAACGCGTGCTGGCGCCAGTGCCCGAACTAGATCCTATCGTGCAGGTCGAGAGCCGACCCAGCATTGCCGATACGATCATGGAAGCCTTTGCTGACTGTGCCACCCATAAACCCAGCCCCCCGAAGCCTGACATGACCAGGCCCGTCAACTGGAAGCTGGGCGACATCTTTTCGGAATCGCCCAAGCTGACCTTGGCTCACCTGCGCCGTGAGTGGTTCATCAAAGAAATGGACGCGGTCAGCGCGGGCGGTGATCTGACGGGGCTCAACATCGAAATCGAGCGGGTGAATGCCAACCGCACCGAGCTGCTCACCATCGAGCAATTCCAGCGCACCTACGTGTTCGTGCGCCACGCGCAAACCGAAGCGGCGTAAGCCTTCACCAGGCCCGCAGACTTTCGATCGCCCCCAATTCAGGAATGCAGCAATGACTCAAGAATACGTAACGGTCACCCAAGTGATGGCATGGCCGGCTGAGCAGGACGGCCAGCCAGGCTACAACGTCAAGGCGCCATCCGGCACGATCGCATGGCAAGCCAAAGAGACTTTCGAGTCTGCTCACGTCGCTATGGGTCACACCGGGCACCTTGCGCAGTACCAGCGCCGCGTTGTGGCTGAAAAAGCCTTGAATGATGACCGTGTCACCAAGCTGACCGCTTTTCTTGCCACGGACGCTTTCAAGGCCTTGCGCAACCAGGAAAAGGCGACCATGGAAATCCAGCTGGGCGCAATGAGCTTGTACAGCAATGTGCTGGCCGAACGCATTGACGACTTCGCCACCTCGTAAGTGGCGGAAAGGGCCGCCGAGTAGGGCGGTTGCGCAACATCAAAATGGGGCCTTGCACACTAATGCAGGCCCCTTTTTTCATGGCTCTAAACCCCCTCGAACAAGCCCGGTTGACCTCGCAGCTGTTAGGGCTGCGCGCACAGCTGCAATCCGGCTCGTTGAACCCTATCAAGAAAGCCCGCGTAACCACCCAGGCGCTGGATCTGTATACGCGCCTGGGCGGTGAAGCGCGGGTGGCGCCGGCAACGATCGATGCCGAGCAAGCCAAGCTCGCAGCCGACGACGACGGTTTGAGCGATGACCCCAACAGCGCGAACTACCGCTACAAGGACACCGGGTATATCTCCGGATCGCGAAAGGAGCAGGCTGCAGCGCAGATCAAGGCCGCCAAAGCCGCGGGCCAAATGCTGCGCACCAGCGATATCGACTTCAAGGCGATCGAGGAAAACCCGCGCCAGGCGCGAGAACTGATCAAGAAGTCCAACCTGTTCGGCCAGGTCGATTGGGAAGGTCTGCAGGCGGGCGGCATGCCACCCGAGGTGGGCTACCTGATCGATCGCCTGTACGCGTCTATCGGCGCGATGCCGGCCGTTGACAGCGCCGAGGCACGCCAGAGCTATGCCTTGGGGCTGGAAACCATCCGTACGCGCCTTGAGGGCGCCAAATCCGTCGACGACGTGACCAGCACGCTGGTGGAAATCGGCGAAACCATGACCGGCACCCGTCTCGATGCGGATGAGGCCGACCAGTACCGCGCCCTGAGCGCCCAGCTCAAGCAGTTGCAGGACCGCTCCAAAGCGATCGAGGACGGCCGCAAGGTGCTCTACGACGCCATGCAGACCGCGTTCGGCGAATTCAACAAAGCGAAGTACGCACTCGAAAATCGGCGCAAGCGCGGGTGGGCGATCGACCCTGAGCACCAGACGGCCGTTGCCGACGCACAGGCCGCGTACGACACCGCGCAAAAGGTCTGGGGCGACGAGGTTCAAGGCACCAACGACGAATTAGAGTCCCTGCGAAAGCAGCGCAGCACCGTGTGGGCTGATCGTGACGATATCGTCGACGCCGCCAAGGCTCGCAACCTGCAGAGCATTGAGGCAAAAGCCTGGCTGGCGCTGGGTGATCGATTCGTCAAATCAACCCTGTATCGCAGCAAGGGTAACGCTGGATCTGACAGTTTCGCCGGCCATGTCGCCAACGCCTGCGCGGGCGAGCCCAAGTCATGGGACTGGACCACCAAAGAGAAGGCCGCCCCCAAGCGCGCCAGCAAAAAGAAGATCAGCTTCACGCTCAAGGTGGTCGAGAACTTCGAGCGCATTGGCGGGCGGCCGGTAGCGGTGGCATCGACCAAAGACCTGGAGCGCCTGTGCGGCTTTCGGGCGGTGCAATCGGGCAACTGGGTGCTGGGCGACTTCGTCAGCGCCAAGTGGCACGTAGAGCAGACGGCGGGCGCCATGCAGGACATGGCCGACGTACTGGGGATCGATGACAACCACCTGAGTTTCGGCGGGCGTCTGGCGATGGCTTTCGGTGCACGCGGCACGGGCGGGAAGGGCGCGGCCATGGCCACCTATGACCCGATCGAGCGCGTCATCAACATGACCAAGATGAATGGCGGGGGAAGTCTGGGGCACGAAGTACTCCACGCCCTGGACAACATCATGCCCAGCCTGCTGCGCGGTGAGGAAGGCGACAGCAACGAGTATGCGACCGCCAACCCTGAGCTGCTCCCGGCCGGCGCCATCCGTGAAGCCTTCGTGAAGCTCAAAGACACTGTGACCACGGGCGGCGTGCGCCTGGTGGAAACGATCAAGCTGCCGCCCCGTTCCCTGGAGCGTGCACGCCTCAACCTCGACAACCGTACGCTGCGAGGTGTGGGCCTTCACATCAAGAACGCCGGCAACGTGCATGACGCCGTGCTGGCGGTCGACAAGGTGTTCAGCAACCTGACATCGAAGGCTTACCTCAAGCAGAAAAAGCAGTGGCGCGAAATTGCCGCGGCGTACTACTCCCCCGAGGGCGCGACTGAGGTGCAGGTTCAATCCGGCGCCAGCGTCTCGAACTATTACATGGAAGCGATCCAGCTCGACGATGGCGTGACCGGCAAATACTGGTCATCGCACGAGGAAATGGCCGCGCGTGCATTCCAGAGCTACCTGGAGGATCGCCTGGCCGACATGGGCCGAAAAAGCGATTACCTCAGCTGCCTGGCTGACAACAAGTACCACTACGCGCCCGAGCTGGGCGCCCCCTTCAAGCCCTACCCCGAGGGCGACGAACGAACTCGCATCAATGCCGCATTCGACCAGGTGTTCAAGGCGCTGCGCGATGAAAAGGCTTTCGAGAAAGCCATGGGCAATACCGCCTTGCTGGATTCCATCTTTGGGGTGAAACATGACTGACACCAATCAATCGGCCGTGCTGGCGCCGCTCGAGCAAGAACGCCTCAGTGCCGAGCTGCTCACCCTGCGCGCACAAATGACCGAGGGGGCGTCATCGCCCCTTGCTCGCGCCAAGGCCAGCACCAGGGCGCTGGTGATTAGCGACCTGCTGACCAAATCCAAGGGCCAGGCAGCTTTCGACAAGGCAAAAGCGTTCTACCGGGAAAACCTGCAGGGCAAGACGATCGATTCAGTGATCGGCCCCGTTATTGTGAACGGCAAGGGCTGGAGCAAGACCAAGTTCAACCTGAAATCAGACCCCATCAAAGCCCAGCTGGTCGAGTGCATCGTTGAGATTCTCACCACGGGCGCAGCTGGCGCGCGAACGGCCACCAGTAAAGTGCGCGACGACAAAATGAAGGCGTTCTACTTCATCCAGAAAGAGGTGCGGGTAGGCGACTTGATGGTGTTGGCGGGGATTCAGGTGGGGGAAGACGAGGAAGGGCAGAAGTACTACAACATTTCTCACCCCGGTTCCAAGCAATGGGCGGGTGGTGAGACGCTGGACAGCGTAGGGGGGGAGGCCGGCGCCCTGGGCGCCACATGGATAAAGCCATGTTTAGCCCAGGACACCGGAAGCGAGTCGCCGAATTATGAACGGGAAAATCAGCCGTTCTCCGGCGACATCGCTAACGGCCTCTTTGATTCCTTGCGGGAAAAGCCGCAACTGCACTCGGATGCCGTTGAGACAAATCTAGCAGACGATGACCTAAATATCACCATCATTTCCGTGCGCGCAGCCGACGCGGCCAATGATGATGGGCCGGCGCCGGCCGCTACCAACGCGCTGGCCACCGGGATGCAAACCCAGAAAAACGGCTCTGTCCTGGTGATGGGCGACCCTGCAGCGCTGACGGCGTATGTAGCGGCCAACTTCGACGCCAGCAAGATCAAGCAAACCCCCGAAGGGATCGTGTTCGCAAAGGCCCAGGCGCGACTGGCGGAATTCGTGCCCACAACGGCGCAAACGCTGGAAAGCGGGGCGGTGGTCTACGAGCACGGCGCCATGGGTGGCGGTGCCTCGATCAACTATCAGGGTGAAACCTCAGGCGTTGCGCGCGACCTGGCAGACCTCAAAGGGATCATGGCCAGGGAATGGGGCCCCGAGAAATTCCGCGCCGCTTTCGGCGAGGACGCCGGCGCCGACGATGTGAAGGCGTACCAGGACCAACAACAAGCGATCGCCGACCGCAAAGCCCAGAACGCTGCAGCTGCCGAAGACGCTGCAGCTGCGCCAGAACGTGAGCGCCAGCAGGCAGCTGAGCAGGCCGCGGCCGATGCTGCAGAGATTGAGCAGATCCGCGCGCAGCGTGATGCCGATGATCGAGCAGAGTTTGCCAAGACCATCGGCGCCGGCGTATCGGGCAACGTGGTGTACCAGGCTTATCTGGACACTTTGGAGACGCTGCCCGCCTTTGAGGATGGCAACCATGCGTTTTTAGGGTGGGCTGGCCAGCGTGTTGGCGAATTCGAGGCCAAGGTAGGCGGGCGCGTATCGCACAACAGGGCCGCTTACGAGGCTTACCTGCGTGAGTATGCGGACGAGCACCTGTCGGAGCGTGCACGCGCTGCCAGAGCCATCCCGGACACTGCGCCGGCGCTGACCGCAAAGGGCAATCCGATTATTGAAGAAGCCGTGCTGGTCGACCTTGGGCTGGTGCGTGAGGTGTTCGGTCGCTGGAAATACCGCGATTCTGTCAATTCTCCCCAATTGTTCGCCAACGACAGAGAAAGCGCGATCGAGCGTGGCAGTGACGCCTATGCCAAAGCAGATCCGGCTCAGCTGCTAACCAAAGAGCAGCGTTTTGACAAAGCCGACGCCGATTTCTACGCCGATTTTGACGGCCGCTACGGGAAAATGAGCCTTGATCAGGTGCGCCAGATCATGGAGGCCGCCAAACCGGACGAAGCCAGCACGCTGGCGGCCTATGCCCGTGAATCCGACAACAACGGCGGCCGACGCACTGGCCCGGCTGTGATCACCCAAGGCGCCCGCGACGGGGCAGAGCTGGCGCGCCAGCTGCAGCGCTACATTGCCGAGCGTGAGGCAAAAGAGCCAACGCCAGACGTTGAGCCGACCCCTGTGAGTGGTGACCCCGCACCCGTAGAGCCGACGCCCGAAATCATTGAGTACAAGACAAAGCGCGACAAGATCCTGCGCGGGATCATCCGCACGGATCTGACCCTTGATCAGGCCAAGGCGATCGACCCCTACACCTGGAAGATGAACGGCGGCTACTTCATCCGGGAAAAGCACCTGGGTGGCGAAACCGCTCACATCCAAGCCGCACCCGCGCCCGTGGTGATGACTGCCGAACAGCAAGCCGAGGCGGTGGCCATCGCAGCGCGCCAGGCCGCCGAACGTGCACAGCAGGCATTGGCCACACAGGTGGACAAGCTGCGCCAAGTGGCGAACAAGGCCATTGGAGACGCTGACGGTAGCCTGAATGCTGATCGCAAGACCAATACGTCCAAGCGCGCCAGTGAAGCCGGCGCAGCCCTTGAGAAAGCGGCCGCCAACAAAGCCGCGGGGCAGACCCTCAACCGGGTGGCGGATGCGATCGAGGCTGGCGCCGGGGGTGTGTTGGCCAAGCTGTCCAGTCGCGCCCAGCTCGACGAGCTGCAAAGGATCATGCGCCGTGCCCAGTACGACGCCGACAGCAAACTCACCTATGGCGAGCAGCTGAGCCGCAAAGGGCGCCCGTTCGACGAAAACGACCTCAGGTTTGTGGCCTATCCGCGTGCCGAGGTGTGGAGCAACCGCTTTGCCAATGCCGCGAAGACGATGGCCAACAAAGCACAGGCGGGTAACAGCCGATTGATTGCTGCTCTGATCAAGCTGGGTGATGGGCCCGAGCGCATCATTCTCAATGACACCACCATCGCCCTGACGCGCAAAGCCGCGGCCGTGCTCAAGACAGTGAAGGAAAGCTGGGATCTGTCGGACCCCATGGAAGCGATCGCCCGCGTGGATCGGCTGGCGCGCATGGGGATCACTGACCGTGTGAGCCTGGTCGCGGCCGTGGAGGCGCTGATTCCCCACCTGGTAGAAAAGGCCCAGGAAGATCCGGTGAAGAAGGCCGAGCGCGCCATTGTCGGGCAAAAAGTAGGGATCGACTTTTTCCCAACGCCGGCGCACGTCGCCCAGCGCATGGCACAGCTGGCCCACATCCGGGAGGGTATGCGCGTCCTCGAGCCGAGCGCCGGCAACGGCAACCTGGCGGACGCTGCAAAGGCTGAGGGGGGCGTGGTCGACGTAATTGAAATCTCCGACTCACTGCGCAACATCCTGACCGCCAAGGGCTACACCGTGGTCGCGCACGACTTCGACGGTTTCACGCCAGAACAGCCGTATCCCGCGATCCTGATGAACCCCCCTTTCAGCAACCGCCAGGACGCCGCACACATCATGCGCGCATTCGGAATGCTGGCCAGCGGCGGCACCCTAGTCGCGATCGCCGGGGAGGGCGTTTTCTTCGGAAAGGATCAAAAAGCGGTCGCTTTCCGGGACTGGCTGGACGCAAACGAGGCCGATGTCGAGCCTTTGGAGGGTGGCACTTTCAAAGACAACACACTTTTGGCGCAAACCGGGGCAAACGCCAGATTAATCGTGCTTCGCAAGTAGAAAAACCACGCAAACCCCCTGAAAAATCGGGGGTTTTCGACACTTACCATCGTTGCTGAAACGCCACCACTACGGGCGCAGCCCTTATTCAGCAACGAGGTAACACAAATGCCACGACACATTTACGCGCCTGGCCAGGGTCTTGAAGACACCGAGGCCAAGGTCGACGCCCTTGTAGGGGCGGCCCGTGAAGATGGAAGCATGCTCGACAGCACCGGCGGTGCCGCTGTCAGCGTTATTAAAAACTCCGTAGCAGACGCTGCCAAGCTGCTGCCTGCTCGTATGGCTGCCTTGCTCGACCGCATCGAAGGCGACGCCAACAAGGGTATCGCTGTACACAGCCTGCTGGACGGTATCGCACGCTACGAGTACCGCAATGGCCATCGTCCGGACGCTGCTCTGATCGATGCTGTGATTTCCCAGGCCGAGGCCGTCGCTGACGGTAAAGCCACCAACGTATTGCCAAACGGCGCCACGCTCGACAGCGTCAGCACCAACCTTGAATCCACCTCGCTCTCTCACCAGCCGAACCGAATCGCTGTCGCGATCACTGGCGGCCTGTCCGACGGTATCCCGTTCGGCGCCTACCTGCCTTCGGATCTGAACTCCAACGAATCGAAGCTGGCCATCATCAGCGCGATCGCCGGTTCCAACTTCGGTGGCTACACCGAAGGCATGATTCTGGACGGCACCGGTGGCGGTCTGGAATACACCCGCTCCGAACGTATCCTTGACGTTAAGTGGGGCGCCGATCGCACCGCTGGCACCTTTAAGGTCACCGCTCAGATCGGTGGCGAAGGTGCTGCAGTTCCAGTGCTGCGCGGACGTACCCGCGTGATCATCGACGGCGTCACCGTCGGCGTTGAAGTCGACAACGGTGGCAGCAGCTCCCAACTGGCAGGCCAGTACACCGCTGCCGACGACACTAAATACGCAATCAGCGGCACCATCAACATCGACAACGGTGTGGGTTCTGTAGGCTTCAACCCGGCATTGCCGGCAAGCGCCTATGTCGAAGTGCAGGCGTTCATCGACTTTGAGCGCAAGCCTGACCTGGCCCCGTTCATCAACACCCGTGCCATCAGCTACAGCCTGTATTGCTCGCCTAGCCGAGTGCTGATGCAGGTTACCCCTGATAGCCGCAGCCAGACCCAGTCTGAATTGGGCGCTGATGGTCTGACCATCGCCGTGCAATCCGCGCGCACCCAGGCCGCCAACGAGCGCTACATCGGTGCTCTGCGCAAGCTCAAGCGTGTAGCCAAGCGCACCAACCGTGTCTATGACTTCGACGCTGGTGGCCGCCTGCTCAACATGACCCGCGCAGCCACATGGCGCGACTTTGGTTCGTTCGCTGCAGCTGTCGACCAGGAAGTCGCCAACCAGACCATGGAATTCGGTCTGTCCATCTGGTACGTGGGCGCAATCGGTATGTCTCAGTTCCTGTCGATGGATTCCACCGACTTTGTCAGCTCGGGCGTTTCCGCCAAGGCCGGCATCTACCGGATCGGCAAGTACAAGGGCAAATACGACGTGTACTACACCCCGTACGTCGTCGAAGAAACCGACACCGATATCGAGATTCTCTGTGTCGGCCGTTCCGCCCAGGTTGCGCGCAACCCAATCGTGTTCTCGGACGCAGTACCGCAAACCTTGATCCCCCTGGCGGTGAACTCTGACCTGAAATCGGGTGCTGCGTTGTTTAGCCGCAACCTGACCGAGGTTAACCCGCACCTTCCGTCCGCATTGGGCTGCGCCCTGCTGACCATCAAAAACGTAATCGCCGCGTAAGGGGGCTTTATGGCTGCCAAGAAAACCGGGGCGAAAGCCCCAGTCGTCAAGGCAGCATCAGCCGCGGACAAAGAAAACGGCGCTTCGGCGCCGTCTTCTGATGTCCTGGATCAGGCCGGCACTACGCCGGCCGCTGGTGCTGTAGCTGGGACCGAACAGGGGAATCAAGATGGCGCAGGCCAATCCGGTGACAACGAAAGCGCGACCGACTCTGACGCCGATTCTGCTGGCCCTGGCGCTAGCGACATCACAGGCGCTGGCGCTCCCGAAGGCGGTGCAGGTGCGGCCGCTGATGGCGCGCAAGGCGTTGACGCGGGCAATGCACCCTCTGATTCCACCGTTTCCGGCAAATCCGTAAACGCGCTTTCGACCGAAGGCGCGAACGCGCTAACGAGCGAAAGCACGGACGCGCCAATCATCCAGCCTGAGCCAGGTGCCGACGGCGAAGGCCTGGGCGATGACCTCAAGTCTGATGGCGACGACGGTGCGGGCGACGATCTGGAGTCGGAGAACGATGACGATCAAGAGACTGAAACCGCGCAAACCCCTTCCGAAACTGCCCCCCTCGAGCCTGTAATTTTGGGTGCGTGGAAGCTTCCGACGATCACTGAATTTCCGGCCACTTTGACCCTGACCAACAACACCGCAAGCCGTTTCGTGGTGCTGGGCAAGGGCATTCCGGTTGACGAATCACTGGTGATGGAAGTGACCGAGCAACAGTTTCTCAAGCTTGCGAAATCCTTAGTCAGCCATGTGCGGCTGGACAAGTGGGACAACGTTCGAGGCCTACAGGTGGCGCATGAAAGTAACGATTAACAGAACCGCGGGTGACGCGCCTCGCAAGGTCGTTGAGGCGATTGTGGGTGGCCAGGCTTATCCGTTCGTGGTGTCGCTGACCCACTCCAACATCTTGCCGGTAGTCCTGCCTTCGAGCGGCATCAACACCGTGCTTGAAGCCGGCAAAGCCTACGACGTGAAGGTTAAGAGCTTTCACCAGGCATGGCACCTGGTCACCGACCTCAGTGAATACGCCGTTCGCACTGACAACAACGCAGATGACTACGCAGTGGTGACCACCGCTGCCGAGGAACCTGCACCCTTGCCTGTCGCCACCGAAGTGGCTTTGGCAGAAGCCCCAGCGCCTGACGCCATCGATCTGGCCACGGTAAAGCCCCCTGCCGAAACCAAAGGCACCAAGGAGAAAGTTAAATGAGCCAGGTAATGTCTCGAACGGTTGGCAAACGCTCCGGCGTCCAGGTCAATCCAATCAATGACCAGTCCGAACAGCCGAGCACCAGCACCGTAGCGCATAACATCGCTATCGTTGGACGCTTCCCGCGCGGTCGTACCGACAAGGTTTTCGCTGTCAGCCAGGGCCGCTTTAAGCGCACCCTCGGTCAATCCGTTTCCCTGGCAGTCAGTGCGCTGGCAGAGCCGGCGATTCACATTTACGAAGCCCTGCAGGCCGGCACAGTGCAGGGGATCGTTTCGCGCCTGATCGGCCCGGACGCCAAAAACCAGCTGATGGTGGCCAGCTCTGCGACAGCTGCTGCCCCCGGTGATGTGTGGAAGCTGGTAGACGAAGATACAGGCCCTACTGGCACTTACCTGCTCGCGCTCAAGCACCTGGAATGCTTCTCTGACGGTGTTACCCCTGAAATTCACGCAGACGAGGTCAAAACGGCCAACGGCGCGCTGACCGAAAGCAAGATTGTCACCATCCAGCTGCGCGACGTAATCGATAACTCGATCGTCCTGGGCCCATTCAAAGGCTCGCTCGATATCAACGCGCTGGATGAATTCCAGCAAAGCTATTACATCGGCGATATCGTCTCGCAGAACACTGACGTGCTCGAGGTGGTATCGGTCGCCGATAACGCAGTTGTGACCGCTGACTGTGTGTTCTACGGCCGCAAGGACGGCAAGGATCTGTACTCCGGTAAGACCTTGAAGTACTTCACCGAGGGCGACCAGGTCTACGCGAACGCCGATCTGGATGCCGCGATCGATCGCATCAAGCGTTCGCGTCCGACCTTCACTTACCTGTGCAGCGGTGGTTCCGAAAGCGTTGCCTTGCTGTCGCGTCTGCTGACCCTGGGTAAAGCGATCAACCGCCAAGTGCTGTGGGATATCCCTGGCCGCCTGGCGCCGGAAGCGGCTGCAAACTTCTACGCATCCGTGGGCGGCGCGACTGACAGCCTCTACAGCCAGGCGTATTGGGCTCCGTTGAGCGCACAGAACCCGGTTGTGGGCGGCAAGGCCATTTTCGGCACCTCAGGTATGCAAGCGGGCTTGCGCTGCGCGCGTAACGCTCAGACCAACGCCAAGGGCATTGCACCGCGCAACCGTCCGATTGCTGGTGATGACTACGGTGTAAACCGCACCAACATCAGCCAGATTTTCGACCTGGACGAAGAAATCGACCTGGAAGTACTGGCCGAGTCGCACATCAACCCGGTGATCTTCCGTGACTACACCACGGGCGGCAAATATGCCTGGGTCGACTCGTTGACCGGTGCACAAACCGAAGGCGCCAGCAAGCTGATTGCGGTCGCGGAAATGTCCACTTACGTGGATGACACCGTGGCGGCCACGTCTCAAGGCTTCTTGCAAAAGCCGATGGGCGAAGCGATCGACAAATCGAGCAAGTTCCTCAAAACCTTTTTCGACTCTCTGCAATCGGCCGGCTGGCTGCAAGCAAGTGCCGAACTGGGCGGCGCTTGCTGGACCGCAACGGTAGAACCGAACGCTGCTGATCCGTTCCAGAAAATGAACATCAGCTATTCGATCTGCTACGACGGCACCAACCGCGTCACCGTCGTACAACAAACCTTGGTCAGGGTTTAAGGGGAAACCATGGAAAACGTAATTACTCACCTGCAGGGCGCCCGTTCCCTGCTGGAGGCGGCCTTTGCGCCGCCAGTGCAAGCACCCATCCCGGTAATCGAGCAACCAGGTGACGGCGCCTTGATGGACAACGCCAACGGCCAAGGAAATGGCTCAGGCTCTGGCGCTGTGGATGAACAGTTTGACGCCGCAACATCGGTCAACACCGATGAAATGCGGATCGACGCTGCCGCAGTTGTTGGCGAGTGGGCTGATACCGACACGCTGGACGAAGGCGAGGGCTATGGCGATCGCTTGTATGCCTTGATCGTTGGCACCGCCAGTGAAGGCGACGACGAGCTGACCGACGACGAGTCGGAATATGCAGCTGGCGTCGGCGAGTTGGTAGGCGACTACCTGGAAGGCAAGGGCATTGACGCCGGCGATATCGACGCGCTGCTCGATGACTTCGACAACGACGTAGCCGCCCGCGTGCACGATGCCCTGCTCGACAAGATGCCGTCGGGCGACGAAGCCATGATGGACGATACCGACAAGTTCGTTCACGGTGAAGAAGACGCTTCGATGATGGACGCCACCTACCGCAAGGTTGTGGCCATCCGTGCCGGCAAGAAGGTGCGCATTAAAAAGCGTATCGGCGGCACCGTGCGTTTGACCGCAGGGCAGAAGTCGGCCGTTCGTAAAATGCAGCGCAAAGCCTTTTCGGGCACGGCGAAGCGTAACCGCGCCAAGTCCATGCGCATCCGCATGAAGCTGATCGGTAAGTAACCCCGTGGCTGACTTTAGCTTTGACTCGTTGGGTAGGGCAGTGGGGGCCACCATCACAGGCGTCACCCCCACGCCCGCAGGGAGCACGTCCAACACGCTGCTAGGGTCAGTCGCATCCGTCACAGGGAAAGTGGGCACAAGCATTGCTGGCGGGGTGCTTGAGTCGGCGACCGATTCGGTATCGACCATGGTGGGCGGTAAAGCCAACCTGAATGCGATTACCGGCGCCGCCACGAAGGTTTCAGGCACTGTGGTTGACCTGTTCAAGGGCAAAACGTCGGTGTCTGAGGTCTACGGGGAAATCAAAGGGAAGGTCAGCGAGCTGATCGACGGGAAAACCATTCAGGGTGCCAGCGGCATCCTGTCTGGCTCGATCGGCAACACTGTGATGGGGCTTAGCGGCCTCAACAACGATTTAGGCAGTGACTGGGGCAGTCTCGCCCAAGTATTCATGGCGCGCATCTTTGTATGTGACGCCCAAGGTATCGCCGACACCACTGAATTTGCCGGCGTATACGGCCCCCTCATTGAGGGTGGCGGCATCAGCATTACCCAGAACTGGCAATCGCCGTTCGAGAATTCCGGGCCTGAGACAAAGGCCCCCACCCTGACGGGCATGCTGCAGACCGGGGGCCTGGTCCCTGTGCTAAACGCCCTGCAGGCCATCAGCCCGTTCAAGGACGGCGCCGTAGCAGACTCGATCAATTCCAGCTCCGACAAACTGAAATCGGTCATGCACGACCTGCAGGGGCGCACGGGTGTGACCCGGCTCAATAGCCGCCAGGTGTTTGCCGGCATGCCACCTGTGAAATTCACTTTCGGGATTCGCTTTCGCGCCATCACCAACGCGCAAAAGGAGGTCGAAGCGCCGCTGGCGCGTCTGCTGGAGTGGGTTTTCCCGCAAGAGCTGGCCAACGACGGGATCTTGTCCGAGGTGCTGCAAACCACCAAGGACGTTGATTCGTTCATCAAGGCGCTGTTCCCGTCCAAGGCGCCCAAGCTGCTGGGCCTGACCCACGGCGGGCGCACCTACCCGCCGTCCGTGATCGAGAACATTGATTTCCCCATGGACGCCCCGCGCGATGCCCAGGGCAATTACATCGATCTGACGGTGCAAGTCTCCATGTCGACGCTGACGGCGCTCGATCGTCCCGATATCCGCAAGTTTTTCGCCCGCCAATAACGCGCAAACCCCCGGCAAATCGGGGGTTTTCTACGTTTGACAATGACCCTTGTTTGTTCGACCACCGAGGGTATGAGTATGGCCGTTGACGCGATGGCGGTTCTAAGCCGCACGTTCCAAAACACCAACGACCTGGGCCGCAAGATTGTTCAATCTGATGCCCAGATCGTGTTCGATGAATTTCCTGATATGCCCCTGCTGGTGAAGCAATTCCCGTGGCCAGTGGCAACCGTTGGCGACGTAATTGAAACCTACGGCCCCAATGGCCAACTGATGGTCCAGCCAAAGCAGGTAAAGACCAAGCAAGAAGGCCCTGTGGCGCTGTACGAAACCGCAAAAGGCCAGGCGAGCGAAATGCTCAAGGCGCTGATTGCCAATGGCAGCTACCTCAACGCCACCGTGTTTGAAGGCCGTCCGGATGACTTCCTGCGCAAAGAGGATCTGAAAAACCTCGTGCTGGTCATGGACACCCCCGATCGCGACTGGGAGAACGACGCTCAAACGTTGCTGTTCCAAGGCACCCTGCATTTCCACTGGTTTGCGAACCAGTAACCATGAAGATCAGCCAATTAGTAGCAAATTACGTGGCAGTGCTGCCGATTGGCTGCGTGCTGACCGAGGAACAAATTACCCGCAGTCTGCGCGGTGCAGTGCGCAAGTACTGTGGGTATGCACGCCTCAAGAATTCAGCCGGTACCGACGGCCTGTATGTCGATATCGACGAAACCGAAACCGCCGCGGGCGCCCAGGACTTTAACCTGACCACCAGCGAGCTGGCGGTGATCAAACCTCTATGGAACATGTACATGGAAGTCGAGAACGCCACGGCGCTCGAGGCTTCACGCAGCATGGGTGCGGAGCTATACGGCCGCGCCACTGCTGAGGTTCAGCCGGCGATCGAGGCGTACGAAGCGCGCCTGCCCCAGCTGGCGTTCCAGTTCGACGTGTTGTCCATCTGATGGCCAGTATTTTCGAGCGCCTGGCTTACCAGGGAGTCGCAGCGGTCACGCCCAAGCTTGGGCTCAGCAACAGCGTGCTCAAGTACACGTCGGCGGCGCGGGATCTGCTCAATGGCAACGTGAACGGCGCGGCCAACAAGCTGGCCGACAGCGTTTTTGGCCGCACCAGCAAGTTTTCCAGTGGAGACAACATCCTTTTGGGTGGCGTGTCCTGGGCCAAGCTGGAGCAGATGCACGAAGAAGCCATGGGCATCCAGCGCGAGCGCACCAACCTTTGGCATGTGGGCGTTGCGCCCATCGGCAAGATTGTGGCCCCGCGCGTCAACCTGTTCGCAATCGAGTGCTCTTACAACGGCGTTCAGCTGGGGTGGGAGCCGGGCAAGATCGCTGGCGGATTCACCCAGGTGCCAACCGGGGTCGACCCCGTAGAGCTGCGCCTGACCTGCTACGACGTGGACGGGGAAATCAAGCAGTGGTTCGACCTGCTCCGGCTCACCGTCGTCGCCCCTGACGGCACCTTTGGGCTGCCTTCTCAGTACGCCAACAACATCACCGTCACCCACGGCGCCGTGCAGGAAAACTACGGCTACTCAGGCACCTGGCCGATGGTGCCTGTGTCCTGCGAAACCAACCTGGCGCGCTCTGCAGACGAATTCACCACCGTCAACCTGACGTTCACCCAGTACGACTACTTCGGGGCGCTATGAAGTACATCAGCCCGTTAAACCTCACCCGCATTTCCGTGACCATGCAGCTGC